TTTTTGAAGCATGTCTTGCTCAGTAGCTGTATAGACAATGCCAGCTGTTTGTGCTCCGCCTGTTTGTTGTGCTTGTGGCGTTGTGTTAAAAAAACCGATGTCACCGTTAATTCTGACAGATCCTGTTACGTCTAACTTGTAAGCAGGCACCATATTTAAACCGAAATCGCCGTTTGCACTCATTACGTTGAGTCTCCCAGCAAGTCCTGTAGCCGCATGTTTAAAATCTAAACCGCCAGAAGGAATCCATTGAACAGCTGTAGTTCCAACAATCTGTTGCCCGAAATCTACAACATGCTCAGCTGACGAGGCAAAAGCAGTCCACCCGCCTATCTGAACGTTTGCGTTTAGGTTGGCATCATTAACGCATCTAAAATCACCATTAACATCCAACTTATGAGAAGGCGGAAAAGATCCAATTCCTACAGCACCTGATTTAGAAATAAACACTCTGTCGCCAGCTGATCCTGTTGATCCATATTTAAAAACAAATCCACTATTAGGAATCCATTGAACAGCCGTGGTTCCAACCAATTGCTGTGAGAAATCATAAACAGTTTCTGTTGAAGATAAAATATGAAGACTCCCGTTAATTGTTAAAGCAGAATCGGGAGTTGTCGTGTTAATACCAACATAATTTGTAGTTGGCAAAATTGTAAAAGGAGTTGTTCCATCTGTATAACTTTGAATAGCAAACGCGCCAGCACCTGCTGGATCAGCAGCACCAGAGCTTTTAACTCTCCAATCAAAACCTCCAAAACCTGAATTTATTAATTTAAGACAAGGTCCAATAAGCCCATTTTCTCTAATCTCAACATTTTCAATAAAGTATCCGACATAAGAAATGATTGGATCTGCGCCTCCACTTGATTGCAATGGAGCTGTTGCTCTGACTGAATTTACACTTCCACCACCCCCACCTCCAGCGGAAGATCCTCTGAAAATTTGCATATTAAACCTTAAGGAGCCGTCCAATAATAAACTCGGACGATGTCTCCGGCTGTCCCTATAATATAAATTTTATTTAAATTATCGGTGTAATCCTGAACACCATCTGGTGTTACTCCTGAAGCTGGGACTTGTAATTGTATTCCATTTGCAGTAGTTACGTTGTCGCCTCCAACATAAATCGGACCAACCGATGCAGGGTCAATTTGTAAAAAAACTTCATAACATGGAATATTTGGAGCTAATACTTGCCTCACTCCAGATGAAGCTATTGTTGAAATCATGCATTGAGGTTTAGAAGCCTGTGTTTGCTCTCTATACTTTATCGTCTGGACGCCCATTTTCGTCTTCCTTTTTTGTTTCAGTTTCTTTATTTTTTAGCTTTTGAGGATTGAATGGTTCACTTATTTTTGAAAAAAAATAACCTGCTTCATAAACGACTTCTAATCTCTTAGCCGCAAGAGCAGCATCTATAAGATAGAGAATCCTATTTGCTTCATCTAAAGTAAAACTAATTTGAACTGATTGAATAGCCGCGACATTATTTTGCTCATTTTGCATTATTGCAATGTATCGCAAGTTTGGACGTTGTACAATTCCTAAATGAAATTGCTGCAATCATTACTTTAGGACTTTTTATATTTATAAGATTCTTTTTTAGGACATTCTGAATCTATATTTGAATCTGGGTCAATCCATCCATGACCTCTGGCTTGCATTAGAAGAGCCTCAATCTCACTTTTTCTAGCATTATACTTATCGATATTGAAATTCACGTTTTTCAATTCATAAAAAAGACTGTCGAGATCATGCTTTTCGGTTATTTCAACTTTTCTTACGAGATACCCATTTGCGACTTCTGAATTCATAAGACACCTCTTTTTATTTTGGGTTGAAAGCGTTCACCATTTTGTTTCTCATTTGAATTGCCACCTCGGCTACATCAGGCACTTCAAGTCCGACGCTTTTTACAGCCAAATTCAAAACACCGAGCAATAGCTTGCATTCCACTTCTGTGAAATTCACATTTACAGATCTATGAGTTTCATTAGCAATGGATGCTTCTTCTTTGTTTTCTTCTGACATAAAATTCACCCTTTTAAGTATACCAAATTATCATTTTGAACGCACAGTCTGGGAAGGAAGCATTGTTTGAATAATATTTTAATTCTCCAGTAGAATCATTATAATCCCATTCGCCATTATCATTATGGAAAACATCAATATCCCACCAAGCAGCATCAGGCCCAGACGAAGCTCTTTGCAAAGAGAAAGTCCCACCCCATATTGTAAGCCCAGTAGGGATTGTAATAGCCATGTCACCTCCCCCATTAAGAGTGCCACTAAAAATTGCGCATTTTAAAAATGCTGACGGTTCTTGCACAATACCAGTCCCAAGAGTAGGCGTAAAAGTAGTAAAAGCAGTAGATCTATATTGAAGCCCTCTATAAACTCTCATCACTCCAGAGGCTGAAGCCGTCGCATCAAATACTGTAACCGCACCGGTCGCATAATTTAAAGCGAACTCGCCAGACCCCCTATTGCCAATATGCCACTCAGACACAACATTTTTATATATATGGGAAGCGTTCTCTCCTGTAACGCTTGAGTTCTCAATGCATACGGCTATTTGTGATGGGCTAGATGAATAAAAATGGCCAATATGAGAAGGCGAATTAGTCCCAATCCCGAGCCTCTTAGTTGAGTTATCCCAGAAAATATGTGTGTTGTCTTCAGTAAGTGTAGTGCCACCAGCACCCGCAAAGACGATAGATCCTGCTGTAAAAGCCGTGCTATTTGTTCCACCATGCGCTACTGAAATCGGGAAAGTGACAACCGGTGGGATAACCGAGTCCACATAAGCTTTTGTGGCCGCATCTTGTGCAGTGGAAGGATCCAAGAGGTTTGTTAATCGGAAACCGCCCATGGACTGATTTCCAGTAAAAGCTCGAGTTCCGTTCACAAGAATGTATTGAGTGTGGGTATCGACCAGAAGATTATTCAGAAGACTGTGGTTATTATTCACTGCCCCGATAGTCCAAGTCGTTCCAGTCGCATAAATTAAGCCCTCATTCGGGATTTCTAAGTTCGATCCATTTCTTCTAAAAAGAATGAGTTCATTTTCGATGTTGGCATTTGTTAAGCTTGATTCTGGAATGATCGCGTATGTTCCTGGAGTCAATCCTGGATAAGCATGTGTCGCTAATGTTACTGGGGAAGCGCTACTTTTATCGCGATTCACGACAACAACGTCTCCATCTGCGAGAGTCAATGTCCCTGCCGTAAATTGATTGATCTGGGCAGGATTACTATCGCTCCTGAAAACAATTTGAAGATTTGATCCGAATGTCAGGACGCTTCCGTTCCAGCTGACTGTGGAAGCGCTCCTCAAATTCAGAGGCGAAATGTTTTCGGTTTTGGCATTAAAATAAACATCCCAAAGATAAGCCAAATTCTGAATCCAGTTCATATACTCACAAGGCGGCTCTTCTCCTGCGACCCATCCAGTCGCTTGTTTAGCAGGAATCGGAGTAAGAATTGCCCCTGTTGTTGCCCATACTGGTAAAACTGGTTTCGCCATATTTCCTCACAATATCATTACGGTGTAAGAATGGATATAAAAAATCCTCCAACACCAGGTGATCCGACTGATCCAAAACCTCTTCCTGTAGGATTTCCGAAGAAAGAGAATGCGCCTGGACCTCCAACAAAACTCACTCCATAAACATTGATGCCTGCGCCAACTACTCTTTGCATGATTCTCAAAATATCTCTGGGCGCAATTCCTCGGATGTTTTGATTTCCTACAATTGAAAGAGAAGCTGGGAAAGCTTCGACCACATGCGTTGAAGTTGATCCGGTCAAAATATTAAAGACTGAAATCACATCCGCGAGTCTGCTTTGGGAATTATTTTCACCAATTTTGGCGAGAATAGATATCAAGTAGTGAATATCATCTTCGCCATTTCTAGGTTGACCGACTAAATCTCCAAAGCCGTCCAATTGAACACCGGTCGCCTGAAAAACCCAAAGATCAAGATAAAGCTGTTCGAGCGAATCCTCAAACTGTTGCATCGGAACAAAAAGCGATTCGACAAAATTATGAATGTTTGTTCCGACCCTGAAAATATAGGCCAGTTCATTGATTGCTGTTTGCCCAACATCTGGATCAAAAGTAATATCAGACATGACGTATTAGTATCCTTGATGTGTCGAATATTGCGATCTCGTTCACGTTAATCGGTATCGGGTTATTCGTAACCGGCCCTGGAGCTGTCCCAATTCTCATAACAATAGTTTGAATGCCTTGCACTGACTCAATCGGACAGAAAAGCATGTCTGGGTAAACATCGTCTCCGATTCCAAAATTAGTATTCGCAAAAGTAACGACTGCGTTTCTGACTGAAGTATTTCCGACATCTGGATATGCCAGACCAGCTGCATAGGTATGCCCTGAAACAGGTGCGACAGTCATATGGGTGTCGTCTGTGATAAAAGTCACTGTAAAATAATCTCTGTTCGTCCCGTCTGTTATACTGAATTCAGTTCCAACGGTAAAATCGGTTAGGAAATGAGTCCCAGTTCCAACAACGGCATTAGTAGCGGCTGTGATTGCGAACGTACCAGTATAGACAGGGCCAACAGGGTATGTAGGACCTACATGAAGATCGAGTTCGAGATAAATAAGAACAGGGGTAGGTCTTGAAAAATTGATCGTGATATTAAATCCCTGCGAATCAACCAGAACAACAGATCGTCCACTAGCACCAGGGTTTCGATAAGTTTGAATGCCAGCTGGCTTTTCAGCAAGTATTGCTTGAGCAATAGTAGTGTCGTCCCCATCCAAAACGACAGCCTCAAAAGAATGAGGTGGTCTTCCGAATGCATCAACGACGTCGGTTGTATTTTCAAAAACAAAAGCTGCTCGCACTTCCACAATTTCCAATATTCTTGTTCGAATAGCGTTTACCGTTGCCGAACCACCTGCTGATAGAGTCAATTTTCTTCGTAATCTAAAGGCACCATCGGTCTCAACAGCCTTGCCAATCTCAGCATCAAGAGGGTTAGAGAACCCAGTCCATCCCGCAATAACTGTCTCAATCACGGTCAAAGTATGGGCCGGAGCTGATACAGGACCCGCCGTAGTAGCAATCATGGGGATCACGACATTTGGGAGAAGTCCAGGAGTCGGTTGCGTAATGGTGTTTGTGACGGCCACAGTTGCTATTGTAAGGGTGTTCGTTCCGATTGTTATCACAGGCTGGGATCGGCTCCCAGAAGCCCCTGTGAACGTAATAGTGAAGCCTGAGGTATAGTTTCCAGATACTGTGACTGTCAGCCCTATCAGGGCATTCAAGGCAGTTTGAACCGCCGCCGCTGCCGCATTGAATGCCAAAAGTGAAGTTTCCTGACCATTCCATATGATTGACCAGTTTCCTGCATCCGGAACAGCAGAAAAAGCTATATGCTGGACAGCATTTGTTCCTGGCCCAATCGTGGCAGCAATCGTTGTCCTGAATCTCGAAGCTGAATTATTGATTACCGAGACAAACGAGTTCGAAGGAATAACTGTCCCTAATGTACCTGTCGCAACCCCATCGACCATAGAGAATGTGGCCGGAAGGCGCTGGATCCCAGTAATTGAGCTCACGTTGTCTAAATGAACACCCTGAGAGGTTTCAGGATAATATGAATTGTAAACCCCCAACGCTTGTTCCCAAAGATAAGCCTCTCGACCAGCGAAAACTCCTATCAATTGCCCTAAAAATTCATCCGGCCTCAAATTGATCGCAGGACCGAAAAGAGCAATGAAGGACGCATTAATTTCAGCGACGATGTCGGTGTATCTTGGGATGATAAATCCACTCGCAGTTAGGCCGTAAGTTGCCATGTTATATCTCCACCGTCTGGTTGAAATCGATAATTCCGTCTGTCGATTGTGCCGATAAATTCAGAAAGGCTTCTCGCGAATTATTGAGGTCAAAATTGAAACTGTAAAGATCCGTTATGCCAGGGGTGTCGAGAGCTGTCTTTTTCAAAACTTCCTGAACAACAACGAATTGAGGATTTTTAATCAGAACATCCTGATAATAAGGGACCCCAACGCTTGTGTCGTAACGCCATTCACCTAAAAATAAAGAGTATCTTACTCTCATATGTTGGGCAATGGCATCACGACCGTTGAGTAAAACAAAAGAATTATTCTGAATCACAAGGTCAAAGTTTGAATCGAGTTTCATGGAATTGATAGTCATACGATCCTCACTGCATCATGAGTATCCCCATGGCTATCTGTTCCGAAACAGTTTGCGTTTGTGGTAAATTCTGTAATGACTCTTTCGGAAATTATATGAGCGAATTGCCTCAAAAAATAATCCCGATCCCGAATCATGGTCTCTGTTGGAATGGTCCTATAGAGGGTCGCTAAATCCCCAAATATTTGATTTGCAAGTCTGTTTATATCCAAAGGCATGTTTTACCCTATCACGTTTTTTTTATTTTTCCAAAAATGTTTGAAGCCTTGCAGTGGCTGCATACATTCCCCCCAGATCCCCATAACAAGCAGAGGCCATAAAAGAAGAAATGACGCTCACGATTTCTTCCCCTAAACCGTTCAGAATTTGGACATGCCCGTTGGGTTTAAATCTGGCCTCTGTACCACCTTGCCCAAGAGCGTTTGAAACAATCAAATCATCACCATTGGCTATTTGAGACGGTTTTGAATCCGGATATCCACCTGGTATTGCGAAAGCATCGGTCAAATCATGCTGGCGGGTATCTTCGGGATAATTTGAAGCCCCTGATGTCTGCCATTTTTCAATTGATCGATCCGAAAAAACTAACAAAACATGATCTCCCTGCTTAAGCGGAAAAGAAATGAAAGCATTCCCAGCACGTGGGAATACTACTGGAACGCGCGAAATTGTCGGTGGAGCATCAAAAGAACCATCAAGATATTTGTTTTGAAATAGAAGCTGCGCCGTTATTGTCTGCGAACCTCTGTCATAAGAAACAACTGTTGCCGGTGCGCAAACATTAATTTGGCCTTTTAAATTTTCACCGAATTGACGCAAAATCTCTGCCCATGTAGGTACTTGGGTTAGGTCTGGATTCGGTAGCTCTACCTCATCAGCTTCGCTCATATTCTATACGCCTCACATTCGGTCACGAAATCTCCACCCCAATTATCCCCGTTATGAGTCAATTTCATGATTTTGAATTTACCCTGAACAAACTTGCTTTCATTGATATCGACTTGCCTTCCGATCTTAAAACCAGCTTGAAGAAGTGCTCTAAACTCACACCCTCTAGACGTTTTTATCGGTATACCAATTAAACCAGTGTTCGAATTTAAAACAATAACTGGATCTTTGGTAACTTTTCCCTTCTCAAGTATCAAAAGCGTCTCATCCTGAAACGACCAATCCAAATTGTTACTGTCGGTGAGCCTGAAAAGATGGTCTCGAACGAGGCCTTGAAAAGTCACTCCCTTCGCATAAATAAAATCCGGAATACCATCTAACGCGCCTATCGGCACTCCGGACGATTCAGCGATATCTTGAAAAATCTGTTTGTTCGAAGCTCCTGGTGGATAGCTTCGAACAAATCGTGAGTTCCTAAACGCAACGATACCGTCTTGGACTTCAATTTCTGTCAGGATATCGACACCCTCTTTCGATTCTTTTGTCAAAAAAGGATCGTTTGGGATCTTTTTGCTCTTCTTATGCGCCGTCTTGGTGATGTCTCCCTTGAAAATAACCTCAAGGCTCGTATCTGTTTGAAGTGCTGGTGGGCCTACAACAGGATTTGCTTGTGCCTGTGAAAGCCCATTAATAGGAAATGTGCTTTGATAGCCTGCATAAAGAATTATTTTCGTGTTAACTGTCTGAAGAAGACCGAGAGTTTTTTGAGAGAGATTGTAAATCGTGATTTCGCTTTTATTTGGAGTCCCTTGGCTATTTTTTTCAATGCGAAATTTTATCCTCAATCCATCAATTTTTACACGTGGACCGGCATTCGGGACTATTTCCAAAACCACTCTTCGTAAATATAAACGGGACATTCATTATCTCCCTCAAGCAGGATTGAAAACTAAAACGATACTTTTACCCAAATCATTGCGCCCAGCCTCATTGTTTTGGAGAGTAGTATCATAAAGCATGAGCAAACCTTTTGGAAGATTTGGCAAGCTAACCTGAAATCTTCCGATAAGATCCTCTCCCTCATTCATAGGAAGACCCATCAAAATAGGATTGTTAAGCTGATCCATGATTCCCATTATCCATCGGCCTTCCGCATCGCTCCAGTCGAACCGAAGGAAGAATAGGTTATTTGCAAGAGTGACCCTTTGGATAAAGGACGGAAGAGTGGAATCAATTGGTATTTGCACAAAAGACATTATGAAGCCGCTCCTACTGATCTCGCGTGAGCATTGAAAATATCCCACACGCTAAATTTGCTCGAACAATCTATCTGGGCTCTTGGAATCCATGAAGGGCCCACCGGATTGACCTGTCCTACATCTTTCGTTTTTGCAGCGATATTTTTTACAGGAGCCGCCAAAGGGACTTCTTCTACCTCCGAAACGGCTACATGAATCTGCTTCAGTGTAGCAGAAAAATGAACCGAAGCTCCTTGATCTGCATTTCTTACGACAGACAAATTTTTAATCACCATGTTCTTGTAGCGTCTCAGCGTGGTATAAACATCGAAAGGCATCCGTTTAGCCTGAAGATCAACGAGGACATTATATCCATCGATGCTTCTTTTTGTGCCTCCGAAAAGGATTGAAACGCTTCGGATCAAATTTTGAATATTTCCGACAAGAGCATAGCCTAAAGGCGCATCCGTGATCACACCTTTCATAACTAATTCTGGGGTTTTTACCTGAACATGATCTGTGATCATGGATCCGTCTTCGACAGGATACTCAGTAACATCCGCATCGATTGTGTGAGTTTCCTCAATAGAAGCATCGATCAAAAGACCTGCTATTTTGGCCCTATCTTGAGAAAATATGAATGAAAGAATTCCCATTACCTACCTCTCACATTTGTTCCAGGCTGAATTGCCAAAAGTGTCGCATTTTTTTCCTTGTCATGATGTTCCTTTATTTTATCGACTACCTTGGCAGGAACATCTCCATCTGACACGCCATTCAACGTGATATTGTACTGCTGATTATTGTGAACGTTGCTTTGAGTATTGGCAAGCCCTCCAATAAAACCAAGCCCTGAAGATGAAGAAAGTCTTGAATTATTATTGGATGTGCCTGCACCAATCAAACTTGGTACAGAAATGCCTAAAGGCTTCAGATTAAGTTTTTCAGTTACAAGATCCAGCATATCAAGAAACGTTTGGAATGGATGCAAAATGCTGTTTATTGTTTGATCGGTAAATTGCATTATCGATCTTAAAACGCTTCTGAAATTTTTAAGGACATTGGGGCCCCATGAGTTCAGGAGATCGGTGAGCGCCGTATGTCGACCGATCATTGTATCATAGAACATTTTCCCATAATATATAGCCGCTGCAAACAGGGCTATAATCGCAACCATTGGCCCAGAAAGAAACGAAAATGCCAAGACTAGGTTGTAGATGCCACTGGCAAGATTTAAGGCGTTATAGGCCGTCCATAGCCCTAAAAGTATCTCTAACGTTGGACCTAAGCCACCCAATACGTCAGACAAAGCCTTGAAAGCTTTCCACGTCATGTTTACAACGAAAAAAATGCCCTTAAAAGCTCCAGTAAGAGCTTCAATGATTTCATGAAGAGTTTGTTGAATAGCTCTTTGATTTTCTGAAACCTGAAGCCATTTAAAAAACTCATCAACCAGCTTACTCAATGGTTCAAACAATGCCGCGCCCACCCGAGTCTTGAATATTTCCATGACCCTCGCAAGGGCTTCCAGCTGATCATTAAATTTATGACCCTGCTTGATAGTATCTTCATCCAAGATACCGCCCATTTTGGCCAATGCTTCTCCAGCCTCCTCAATTCCTTTGGTCCCCTCTTTGATAAGAGGAAGATCCAAAAGACCGCCTCGACCCAGCAATTCCTTTGTAAGAGCTCCTTTTTTCAAAGGATCTTTTATGTCATTAAGCCTATCAGCCAGAGTCTTGAAAAGTTCTGTTGAAGATTTGAAGCCTTTAATTTGAGCGGCATTGATTCCTACTTGGCTAAAAAGCGTCAGAGCCTCTTTGCTTCCCTCTCTAGCCTTTTGAAGATGGACAGAAAGAATGCCTAAGCTTCCGATCAAAGTTTCTTGAGAAACACCGGCCTGCTCCGCTGCAAAAGACATCTTCTGAAATTCTGTTGTGGAAACGCCAAGCTTCGTGGCGTTATTATCCATCTCCTCACCAAGATGAGCGGAAGTTTTTACTAACGCAAAAAGAGATCCGCCCAAAGCGCCAATCTCGGCAGCAATACCAATGGCAGCAGACTTAAACGAAGAGATGCTTCTTTCAGCACGCAAAAGATTCGTTTCATCTATCTTAAAACCGATTTTAGTTATGAGCTCTCTAACTGTTGCCATTATCGGCGCTCCATATTTTTAACTTGCTCGGCTTGGATCGCGTCTCGATAATCGAGGACTTCCAGAGCATCCGCAAGATCGTCAATTGACCACTTCGTCTGGATCTCAGTAAGCGTTGCAATTCCTGAGAGCACCACCCGCCATATCGGGCCTTTGACATTGGGAGACTCTATTGAGCTTTTACCTTTGCTCCCTGCCCCGTACTCGCCGAGGTAGCGGGAATAATCCCGACGAGTTTTTGAAAAACATTACCAAACTGGAATTGCACCATCTCCTTAAGAAATGAAAAAAGATGCATGTATTCGCCTGCGAAATCCATGTTGAAGTTCACGTATCTTTTTTGATTATCTGTGATGATTTCTGTTCCTTCAGTCATTTCTTTGACAATTCGAACAAACTCTTTCGGGTTAATGTTTCGCATCAAACAGTTTGCGATTTTCCCATAAAGCTCATCCGGCTCATCCTTATTCTTATCCATTGCATATGGAGCAAAAAGGGCCAAAGGTTCTGCCGCAATTTTCGTGATTTCGGCAAAAATCTCCAGCCCTTTGTCCATCATGTATTGAGTAAAGATGTACCTCTTCCCATCAATATTCTTTTCCTCTGTCTTGATCATTATAGCCCCCTTTTAAGATCAATTAATTCCCAGCGACATTCAAAAGAATGAGGTCGGTTTCAAACATCCATGTCCGAGTAGTTGCTTTGTCCGTATATTCGGCATCTGGATATTTTTTGATCCACGCAGTTTCTGCCAAGAAAAGAGATGCTCCTGAAATGTCCTTGATCGCAAAAGGAAGTGCTGCTGAATTTGAGTTTTCATCGCTTAAAGCTAATGCAGAAAGAGCTTCATTTGATGCTGATGTTTGAAGAAGAGAAATTTCAATTTCACCAGATTTATTGTTTGATTTTGACCTTGCACCTTCTCCATCAACACCAATCTGCATACTCCACATGTCTTCTTTTCTCTTCACGGTAACCATTTTGCCTTCAGCGAAACCGCTCAAAATAAGTCCGCCAAAAGTGATGATGACTTTCTTTGGATCGTATGTACCTGCCATAAAAAATCTCCTTTTTTAAATTAAACCGTGACTGTTCCGCGAATTTGGATCTTATGAATTGCACCAGCCAATTGAGCTGTGAATGTCACTCCAGGGAAATATCTGTCTGCTCGATCCACTGGGCTTTGATCCGCAACCTTTGGAACAAAAATGGTGAAAGCGGGATCTGCGGCCAAGCCTCCAATTTTCACTCCATTTTGGAGTACAGCTTGAATTTGATTTGCAAGTAACTGCGCACCTGGATCGGTATAAGGAACCTTCGGAGTATTCACCAAAAGGAAATAAATTCTCTCTTCGATTCTTGCCTGAAGCCAATCGATAAAACGAATCTCATCCAAGAAAAGACCATTTGCGTAAGTACCTACTCGAAGAACGTTCACACCACCAATCTCAAGATAGAGATTCGCATTTTTATTGAGAGCCGCATTGTATTGAGTCGCGGTGAACGTATCGACTGTTTGACCAGCCAATGTTTTCAAGTTCATCGTATAGGTACCAGGATCGAGAGCGAATTCAGCTCCCATTTCAGCGGCATCTCTAAAATCATTAGGTGTTGTCGTATAATAAACTGATGTTCGGCTATATCCTGCAGCTCGGAATAAGTAAGCAATATCGGTTGTCGATACAGCGCTTAAAATATTTCCATCGTTTGAAGCAGTCGCGAAAACTTTTTTCTGTGTCTGGATGAAAGCAGCGGCCTGAGTAACGACACCAACTACTCTCGAAGTAATGATCAAACCGTACCAATCATCATCGATCAATTGAATTTCTTGAATATCTTCAACGATTCCATGGTTAGGAGTTGTGACGGTAACGACACCAGTGGGCTGAGACACACCGCCCGTAACAGCAACGCCAGTCACAGTGAATGGGATTCCGGCTGTTGCAGCTGTCATCGTAATAGTATGCACACCATCAGAAACTGCTGTTCCGATGCCTGCAGTTGCCTGCAATGCGGTTGCAAGGTCAGCTAATGTCTGAACGCTTGTTGTATTGAAAGGAACAGGAGCAAGAGGCGTTCCGTCCACAGTGGCATTGATGATATTACCAGCAACAAAGTCTGCACTGAAAACAAGTGTCTGAATCTGAGCAACCTGAACACCTTGTTGTCCGATTTTTAATTCTTCGACGCTTGGGCTTTGAGAAAAAATAGCTGCAGCCGCATGATATTCGGGATCTGAAGAAGTATAATCATCCAAAACTTGAGTCAGACTCAAATAGGTCCGAACCCTTGGAGAAAAAGGAGGCGCTACGTGGGTGGATCCGATAATGAGAGGAACGCCAAACCCAGCTTGAGTAATTCTTGATGCCTGCAAGCTTATTTGTACGTCGACGATTGTGCTAATAGGAATGGCTGCCATTTAAATTCTCCTTTTTTAAACCCCGATAATTTCGGGACCTATCGTAACTGTTCCATGTGATGTCTGATAATGCTGCGTGAGCCCAAAACGCTCGATAATTCCGATGTTGTCCGTAATGTTATCCACTATCCCAACAAAACAATCGAACGAAGCATGCTGCTCATAAACTGTTTCTAACATAGCTGAAATGTTTTGGATAGAAGCTTTTGAATTCACCGCAATTCCGGCGGCACTCAACCCTTCCTGAATTGTCGGGCGCCCTAAGGATAGATAAGGTATGGCAATCTGCCCTATACAATTATCTCCGTAATAATGGACACTGACAGTAGCCTGCCTTTGATTGCTAACGACAGCTATTCCGTTATCATTTGGCCTCGAGACTTCATCCTGACCCAAATCTATGATTGAGGACATTTGAAATGCGATGAAAGGGTAGAGTGGCTTATCGCCTACCTGATTGAGCAAAATGATGTGATCTGCCGGAAAAGGTCTTGGATCTACCGTTTGAACGATAGTGGCCACAGGCTGCACAGAGCCACCAGTTACAGTAGGGCCCACAATAACCATGATATGCCCATAAACTTCACTTGTGACGGTTATTTGGCGAGGGCCCGTTACAATAGCTGTGATCGCTACAAAGGCGTTTATGGCTGTCCTGAGAGCCGCCAAAGTAGTCGCCTGATCCACGGTGAAAGGGACGCTAAAAGCGTGAGCGTCAATAGATCCTGCAATGGTGTTCCCAGCCACAAAATCGGCATCAAAAGTGATTGTGACGACTTGTGGGACCCAGTATGATTGATAAATCCAATTGTAGAGCGCATTTTCAATGCTGACCTGATTCATGATGGATTCACCAAAGCCAATCTTGCTTTCCAAAAATTAATTTGTGGAGGCTGCCATATCCACGTCTCAACGACCTCGACCTCAAACCAATTGCCATCAAAAAAAACTTGATCGGCTACGATTGGAGGATTTTGAGAAGCAATACGAAGCAGTGTGTTTGTATAGCATTTGACGTATCGACGAGTGCGACGGCCTTCAGGCAGGGAAAGCATTTCAGCATCTGTTAAAGGTTGAATCGATGCAAAAAAATCAGTCACCACAGGAGCCGGACCTGTCCATCGTCCGTTGACATAACTGCCTGTGCCAAATCTTCTAAACTGGGTCGTATACCCAAACTCTTCAAGAATTTCTAAAGCTAGATCCATTATTCTTTCTCCACTGCGTAGTTGATCGATTGTATCAATCTGCCAGTATCAATCAAAGGAGTAGTGTCGCCTCCAGCACCTTTTGTTTTGATCCGAATGGTTGATGGTGCATTTGGAGCATAATCACCATCTCGAAACATTTTACGAATTTGGCCCTGATACCAAACACCAATCTCTTTCAGGACCATTTCAGAAGTTCTCTTTCCATCGATTATAGCTCCGAGTCCATTTTCCAAGTTATTATGAATGTCGTTTTGATTTTTATCAAAAGTCTGAGCCATGAAAGGTCTTGATGGTATTCTGGATGTTCCGTATTCATTAAAAGTTGCCACATCCACAAGATCGGTACCATCCTTTTCCTTTCCTGCATTAGAAAGAACGCCAACCTTCACAAAAGACTTTTCAAAATATTTTATTTCTTCAACGATTTTTTTGTACCCGTGATCGATATCTTCGATGCTAATCATTAAAAACCTCGCATCTCAATTTATCACGGCTCCCAAAGAATGTCGAACGGACCTACAGGATTAAAAGGAATTGCATTGGCTCCAATGACCATCGGAGTAATGACCAAAGTAGACATGATCTGAAGAAGCATCAATCCATAGCCGGTGTTTGCAAGGCTATTATGAAGATAAGGTGCTGTGTAGCCTATTGATAGGTCGCCGGCCCGTTTGTTCCCCAAGCCAATTGCTCCTCGGAGATTTCCCATCTTCAGGATGTGGGCTGTAAGAAGAGCCACTGCGAAATCATATTGATCCGCAGGCCAAAAATCATCGTTCATGAATTTTAAGGCAATTGCGATGACAAAATTTATCCTAGCGACTGGATCCGCTGAAAATTCAGGGGCAATTTGAAGGATATAATTTGAATCGACGGCCATTTAAACTCATTTCTTTTTTTCTTCTACTTTTGTGAGTTTTTCGATTTGAGTCTCAAGCATCTTGATAACTTGAGGTCTCTTTTCGCGACCTTTCCATTTTTCAAGAGTATCTACATCGAAAGTTTGTTCTATGATTGGTTTCGCTGAATTAACTTCCATCGTAGAAATTTCAACTGACTTGGCATCCTTATCTTCAGGACTACCTTTTACCCACTTTAACCTGCCCGCATCCAAAAGGTGCTTGAATGCAGGAGTATCTTTGATAATTTCGTATTCACTCTGAGTGATTTCGTTGTTTGCTGGAGAAAAAATCTTCTCCCCGCCATGCACGAATTTACTCGCAATTACAGATCCAGGATAAGTGATGGTGTGATAATTCGCACCAGTGTAATTGATAATGAATACCTTTTCGTTTTCACTCATTTGAAACCCCCCTTATTTTTTTTAAATCAGTTGTTTATATCCCGTAGCTGAAACGAGCGCTCAAAGGATAATACATAATCACACCGCCACAACGTTCATGGACAGGGATATTGTATTCCATCCCTTCAAGAGTCGGATCAAATTGCTCGTATTCTTGAGGAATCTCGAGTGTCAATTTGTCAGGATCACGATGGTAGCAAACCATCAAATCTGTTCCGCCTGGGCCAGTGCCAGTCAGTTCAAAAGGCAATGTGGTGAATTCAACTCCAGGATGAACACCTTTCAAGAAAGAAAGGATTGTCGTATCGCTGATCGTTGAACGAGGTGTTGAAGCAATCAATTCATATTGATCAATTGGAAGAAGAACCGTGTTTGCATATTCAACACCCTTGGTCAAAACTGGAATGCTTCTAAGAGCAACGTTCACGTCACGAATAATTTGATCTGGAGTCTTGCTTGCCCATGTGGTCGAACCACCGGTTCCATCTGCAGCAACAGCAGCTTCTGGCACATTAGGATTTGTTAAGAATCCAGGGAGCTGAAATTCTGTGCTTCCATTGAAAGCAATTTGATTTTCCAAGAAAAGGATTGTTCTACGAGCTGCGTTAGCTTCTCTTTCAGCAAGAGGTCTTCCAACCATCATCGCGGCACGAATTTCCTGAATGTTATACCCAAAAGAGGCGCCTAAGCTTTTCACATTTGAAAGAAATTCTTTACCCTTGATTGAAGCACGGGGGAAATCCTTTGCGTAGTTTGTGACGATTTTAGCTACACCGATTTGATCAAACTGATAATATTTGATCGTTTCAGCAGCCGGACCAGCATCATAAGAAATTGGGAATACGTCCCTAGCTCTGAGCTGAGGATAGAGCTTATCGTAGCTCTTTTTCTTGATGTAGGTTAGCTCGGTTCCGAAATAAATCCCTTCGTTCTCATCGAGACGGAAGGCATTTGGTGTTTGGGCGGTTTGCAGGTGATTCATTTAAATTCTCCTTTTATCAGAGTAAAAAATCAAAAATTAAGTTGTGAAATAAGGCACATAAATATCAATTACGGCCAGCAACTCTGTATTGTTTGGATAAGATGCAGTGGAAGTGATCCAGCGCATTCCATCCATTCGGATACAGCGACCGCTGTCTGCCACATTCCCAAAACGACCACGATCTGTGTCAGGAATACCAACGACAGTCGTAAGGACTGTAATAGTGGGCTGAGTCGCTCCACCTGTAACGCTGACACCTGTAAAAACAACGTTCACGCCATGCAAAGAACCGATCACAGTAATTACACTCGTACCGTCGGAAGTTGCCGAACCAACACCAGTGATCGCAGCAATAGCTGCTGCAATATCAGTGAGAGTTTGAGCATTTGTAGTATTGAAAGGCACACTTAAAACCGTTGCGTTTCCATTCACAGTCACTGTGGCATGGAAAGTATTTCCAGCAGTGAAGGCAATTGAAGCTGTGAGAGTTTGAGTCTGGTTTCTTCCATCGATGCGCATATAAACACTGTCATCAGCTGAAACAGCCACTTCAGGGCTAACCCAAACCTGACCGAACGCCATAACAGCCATGGCTGAATTCAAAGGATATTGACCGGTGATCTGCTGAAGATCTCGGACAGTGATTCCAATCGGTTTAGATCCTGAAGTAGGAAGAGCAGCTCGGTTATCAAACCCAGGGACCTTAGACACGCCAACACCAAAGTTGATGACCTGACTGACGTTTGCGTACGTAAAGACTTTTGTCTCCATATCGTTCGCATAGGCAGGTAGTCCAGGCGATCCGGTATTTGGCTGAATATTGTATGTGGTCTGTGACATTGGCTGATCTCCTTTTAAAAAATTTCTATTTTATTATTGCTGATATTCGCTCTTACCGTAATTCACTAAAGGCTTTTTCCAACGATTACGCATACGATCCATCGCATCTGCTCTTGCCTGTGCTGCCGAAACTCCATCATCGCTTCTCACATTACCTAAGCCAGATTGAAGCTTTTTGGATTCTGGGCTCTTGTAATTTGATTTGAAATGATCAAACGTCGCGTTAACATAGTCATCGGATTTACCATCGAGCTTAATATCTGGAAGCGCCGCCTTGATAACAGATTTTTTCATGTCGATAATATCAAGACCGTCGGATTTAAATTCTTTTCCGATAACTTTAAAAGCCAAGTTTTCGACTTCAACAAATTCACGTCCGAGTGCAATGGCATCTTGTCTGTCCATTTTTTTTGCTCCTTTGTCCTTTTTCTTATCGTTCATTTGACCGTCATCACCTTCATCTTCATCACCATCTTCATCCTTAGCAGAATTTTTGGCCTTATCAGCTTTAAGCATAGCTTCAGTCGCATCCAACTTGCCTTGAGTCTTTGCCATTTCAGAATCTTTTCTTTGCATTTCAGCAGCAATTTCTTCAGGCACTTCGTATTCCTTTGAGTCGATTTTGACTTTAACCATGCTCATGATAAATTCTCCTTTTTTTGATTCAGGATTTGAAGTTACATTATTTTTATCTTCCGCACCATCTTTTTTTTCATAGTCCCCAACACCGGCTTTTTTCGCAGCTGCAATAAGTTTGCTTTTTGCCTTATCTCCGAATGGAGATTGCGAAAGTCTTGCAAGGGCATTTCGAAGATGTGGAATGTCAATTTCTCCATTGGCATTTTTATACGGGAAGTGCCTTTTTGATCTTGGAGTCGTTTTTTCATCTTCGTCCTTATCTCCAGGTTCAACATAGGCAAAGCTTGAGTCTGGAAGATCATTTACTTTCGATGAAGACCATTCGGCATCTTCCTTTTCTTCGTCGATCATAACGGCATCTGCAGAATCCAATTTGATTGAGGCATAAGGGCCTGCGCGGCCTTCACGAACAATCGCTAAATGATTGTATCGGATATTTTTTTGGATAGCGTCATAACTCATCCCGTTATGGATGCCTGGGGTCATTTCAATATCGCATGTATATCCGCCTGAAAGTTGATTCTTCTGACCATTCATGATTCCATCAATAACGCCTTGATCATAAATCGTGACACCGCACTTGACGTAATCATTGTCGACTTTTCCGACATTACTGCCAGTATATCCAACGGCCAGCATTTTCGTGTTTTCAATCGTAAGAGGATTTTGAGGATGGTCATTCGTGATCGGCACTTCTGCCAAAGAGTTTAAAGAATCTGAATTGAAAACTTCTTCCGCCGGACGAAGCTCTTTTTGAATACTACCGTCGGCCTTCCTATAGATAAAAATTCCAGCGCGTGTTGCATAAGCGTCGGCTTTTAAATATCCCTGAGGCGTAATCGTGGCCTTTTTCATTTGGCCAGCGTCATAACGAAAGGCTCTTGTCGACATCGCCCTATAATCACATAACTCATCGCTGGGCACAAATATTTTTTATTCTTCCGATTCTTCTTGGCCTGACTCAATCACATCCGACGATTCAAAAACTGGAATGGCAACACAACGGCAATTATAATCTCCACCAGGATTATTCGTGTCGCCATTGGTATTCGTAACAGGAGGATCGTCCCAAGAATGCTCTGTTTGATCTAAAATTGCATGAGTAGGTCTAACCCTATCATCCTCGGAAGTTTGCCAAATATACTTCTGAACACCAACTTCCTTTTGGCGAAGTTCAGTCAGAGCACCATTGAATTTTGCAACTTGATCCCGAGCTATGAATGCCGCCTTGTTTTCAGTGATATCGTAATCCTTTTGGAGATTTTCAGCGATTTCGGAATTTGTCCAACCTCCTCGTGCACCAGTGAATATGGTATGCTCAATCCGGTCAAAATAGTCTTCAGGAATAGACTTTATATAGCCAACGTTTTGAGTGGTGAAGGCTCTTGCCTCCTGTTCAAGCCATGGCTCGTTTCGGAAGACATCAACTCCCAAAACCGATTTAAATACGGCATCCAGATCTCTTGAATTGAAGTCATTTACCTTTTTCGCCACTTTATCAGCTATGATTTTCATGGCGTGCTGCCCGATAACACCCTCAAATCTAAGCTTTGCCTTATTCATCACTCGCTTGATTTCATCGCTGTAAGCATCTTCTCGAAATGAATCCTTAGTTGGGCGCGCATCGGATGCTTGAGCAAGAATAGATGGAATGGCCGGCTTTATAATTTCGCGATAAACAGTCTTAAGCTCGCGCATTATTTTTTGAAGTTCTGAAAGATAAAATTTTTCCACACTTTTTGGATGAAGTGGCACTTTTGGCTTTGGAAGACGTCGACGCTTTAACATTCGAGCGCGTCTTTCCACCAAAGACTTCACGTAAGCCTTGGAGTATGGCTTCGCATCATTACGCGCTTGTTTTTGCAGGTGGCCCATTTGGTTTCGATTTCTTCAGCTTTGGCAACGCCGGAGGTGCTTTTGAAATGACCGCATTTGGATCTCTTTCAAAATATTTGTTACTTTGCTGATTTATATCCTTTGGAGGACCTTCAACACCTGCCTGACCTTCAGCAATGGAGCTTTCGACTGCATTTCTAAGATCGAGATCCAATTGAGTTTCGGTAGAATATTGTCCAGATCCAAATCTTGACTGAGCAACTTCCTCAGGAGTGACAACAGTGTCAGCAATATATTTGTCATCGACCTGCGCTTGAAGCCATCGTATTTCTGCTGCTTCTTTTTCGTCTTGCTGCCATAGAGGATTGAATTCAACGGCGAACATTTCTGGGATCACTCCTTTTGTTGGACCATTTTTGGCGGCAAAGAAAATTTCCAGAAGTTTTAAAAGTTGAGGTTCAAGCTTTGTTTTCTGCTTTGTCCGAACGTGATCATACCAATCGATTCTTTCTGAATCACCAGACGCGCCTAACCCAGAAGGCGATTCGCCTAGCAGAATTGTGTGCGGCATATCGGTAGCCGCCACGAGACGGTTATTAATCATCTTCATCAATTCCGGAAGGCCTGTCACATTAGTTGTTTTTCTTTCGGCCTCTTCATCATCCTGAATAACTATTGCATTCACGATGGACGCGGTTCTTCCTAAAAGCTCAAGCCGCTTTGTAAGAAGAGTGTCGCCTTTTTGACCTTGGGCTAAAATTTGGGTCAGATTTTTAAGTTTGAAAATAAACTGTGTGAAATCTTGAACAATCAATGCTGCAGAATCATGAACCGATTGAAAATCACGGATGACTTTATAAAGCCTGCTGTAGATCGAATCTCCCCAATAATTAAAACTCGCCCGAAGACGCCAAGGCACAGACACTCCATTGAAACGAATGATCCGAGTATGATGGATCTGCGGTAGAGTCGTCTGCATAGTGTAAACACGATAAAAATCAGGCATCCCGAAATTTTGGCTCGTGACATCATAGTTTATGATTGCTGATGGGAATATCCTGAAACGATCCAAGACAGTAATGTAATCAATCTTTCTTATTTTCTCTAAATCCACTGGTTCCGAAGGATCTAATCCGTCATCCAAACCAAGCAATAAGCATGCACCACCATAAAGTCTTTCCCATTTTAAAGCTTGCTCTACCTTGTTGATGACATCGTAACGATTCCATTCCTTTAATGTTCTTTCTGGGATATCTGTTTGATCACCTGGTATAATGATTTTGAATCCTTCTCGAATCATTTCTTCTGGCAGTCTGTCCACGATGCGAGCCGCAATATCATCAGCCTGATAAAGAGCTTCCATGTCTGGTTGACTCAGGATGTGCGGAACAATATGCGCACCGGTTCTTTTGTCTAAACCTTTAACACCAAGATTCGTGAAGGCGTTAAACCATCCATCGAAACGCATTTGAGTGTACCTGGCTTCCATTTCATCATTTCTGGTAAGTGGAATCACGTTTGATTTTTTTTGTTTAGACATGTTTTCCTTTTCCTATTCTTGGATCATGCGCTCAAGATTCGATATCGACGCCCCATACATGTATGACATCGCTTGGGTCATGCAATCGATCTCATCATCAAAATCACATTTTGGAAAGCTACCACATCTTTCAATAAACTCCAACACCCAAGGATTTTTATCCGGTTTTGGCAAAGAAACACATCCGCTGTGCTGGTATTCAGAAACAGCTGCAGCTCTCGATTCTTTTGATGGCATTTTCTCACCTTCTGGTGGCCATGCAATGACTCCAGGAATTGTGTTCTGCACCGAATCAATAATAGCAGGGCCATTCGCCTTTCTTTCGATGAGTGTTGCCATGGCAAACGGATAAAGTTCATGGGTCATAAGGACTGCTTTTTTAGAATCAACAAAACCTATTTGTTTTCGATATTGATGGACCAAATAAACTATCGGCCCAACCTTACGCCATACTTGACCAACGACAAACGAATTATCGATACCCTCTTCAAAACTCATATCCCAAGAATGAACCTCCATGTCGTATTCCTTAGGGGGTTCATCATGAAATATAAATTTATCTTTAAGGAAAATGTTCCCAAGCTTTGAAGAAGGTCTTTGCTGGTAAAGAGAAAGCCAATCATAAGGCTTCATGATAGACTTTATTCTTAAAAGTTTTTCGACTGGATACTTTTCAGGCCATAAAGCTTCGGTTTCATCGTCATTCAAAGCAGGAAGTTTTATTCTAACCCAACCCTCATCAGGATGCTCTTTTTCAACAAAACCAATCAAATCATCTTCATGCCACCTTGTTTGCATGATAATAATTGCACATCCTGGATATTGGCGTGTGTATATTGAGCTTATGTAAAATTCTTTAAGATCATCGCGATAAGTTTGACTATCCGCCTGCTTCCGACCCTTCAGAGTATCATCAAGAATAATGAGGTGGGCGCCGGTTCCATTTATTGTTCCACCGACACCGACAGCCCTATATTCACCTCCTGATGTTAAAACAAACTCGCTTTTTGATTTTGAATCCATGCTTACATGGCTTTCTGGGAAAATTTCCATAAAGCCATGATTGAGCAATTGGTTTCTGACTCTCCGCCCTGATTTAGTTGCTAATTTTTGAGAATATGTTGAAAAAATTATTTCTTTCTTTGGGTTTTTACCTAGAAACCAAGCTGGGAAAATTTCAGATGTGAGATAAGTTTTCCCGTGTCGAGGAGGAGCTTCAATAATAAGCCGAGTTATTTCACCCCTCTCGACTGCCTCCAGAGCTTCGGCAATAATTTTTGTGTGCTTGGCGATTTGATATTCTCGCCAATTCAATTTCGCATAAGCCAGAAGAGATGATCTGGCCGCTATTTTGATTTCTTCACGCATCTCTTGACTTACTTCTCAAGCTGTCCGTGGCAGCTTCCAATATTTCGAGGGCGTGATCATCATCAACATCTTTTGAATGAATTGTGTGATCATTCTCAGTCTTAATGACATCCTTGAATCCCTCGACCCATGCCCCCCACAGGCGGATGGCTTGAGGATTACCACTCCGACACTTAACAAAAAGAGCATTCACAACAGAAGGCGTCATGCTTTTATAGGTAGGAAGGAAGTTTGAGAATGTCATGTTTTTCATATGACGACAGACGGTCTCGCGAACCAATCCGGTTCTCTTGGCGATTTGAGTTTGCGTAGGAATCGTTTTTTCCTCTTTGAGATGATCGAGGATCGCCTTTTCGATAAGTTGATCGTTCGCAGAATATTCAAATCGTTGAGGATCAACTTTTTTGCTTTTTCGATTTGCCTTTTTTTTCATTTACTTTCTCAATGAGATGATAGTTCAAAATATCAAGCACTTCTAGGTTAATCTCTTTTTGGACATTGATGGATCTAGGCTTCCCGCCATGTTCTTTTAGACCTTTTCTATATTTCTCGAGCATCTTAAATTGCAGGTTTTCACAGAAAGTCATGATTTCGATTTCGTACTCATCAAAATTGAAAAACATGAAATCCTTTATTTTGTTGATCATTTTTATTTTCAATTTTTCACCTTAAGCTTTTCAGACTTTTGGCCAGTGAAATCTTCCCAGCGCTTCACAATGATATCGACATATTCAGGACTGAGCTCCATACCATAACAAATTCGCTCCATCTTTTCGGCAGCGATCAAGGTAGTTCCGGATCCTAGGAAAGGATCATAAACAATATCTCCTTTGTCTGAATTATTTTGTATAGGCAGGCGCATACATTCGACTGGCTTTTGAGTTCCATGGCCGACAGTTTCTTCTTTGTTTGAATTTCCGAAAGAATTATTGTTTTTTATCTGCCAAACAGTGCTTTGCTTTCTGTCCCCTGTCCATTTCCCTTTGGCTCCTTTGCGAACAGCATACCAGCACGGCTCATGCATCCAATGGTAATCACCGCGGGATAAGACAAAATGCTGCTTTGCCCATATTATTTGCGCTCTCATTTGGAAACCAGCTGTTACGAGAGAGTTTTCAACGGTTGATGTGTGAAGACCACCGTGCCAAACATACGCTACATTTCCCCCAAATAACCGCCACGTTTCGGTCCAATCGGCCTTGTCGTCGTTTAGGACTTTACCCTTGGATCTTTTGCCAACGCCCAAATCACAGCCTTCACGCCAGCTAGGATCGTATTTAACACCATATGGCGGGTCAGTAACCATGAGATTGGCAATACCCCCCCCCCATGAGCTTTTTAACCGATTCAGCATCCGTTGAATCTCCACACATCACCCTATGCGAACCTAGAGAATAAATATCACCGAGTTTTGTTTTTGGCTTTTTTGGTGCTTCAGGAACGGCGTCGTCATCTGTAAGCCCACTTTTTACAGATTCATCATCAATAGAAAATTTCTCAAATGCGTCAAAATAGGTCGTTTCTTTGAGCCATTCCTGATCAAGATCTTCTGTGAATGCGTTCCAGCCATCCTGAGTCGTAGTACCGTATTGCGAAGAGATAACGAGCAATTTTTTTTTAGCTTCTTGTTCACTATCTGCTTCGATCTCTACAAAAGGAACTTCAAAAGGTTCGGCCTTTTCATTTTTCAAAACACGAAGCCTCTGATGGGCATCAATGACCAAAGACTCTCCGCCATGCTTCCAGATGAATATGGGAACGATAAATCCAAATTCATTTAATGATTTTAAAAGTTTTGAATAATTCTGTTTCGATAAATCCTTTAGGTCTTTTTGAAATTCTTTCAGGTCTCTATAATCAATTGTCGGCAAACTTTTTAAAGCCGGAGATATCTTCAGAATCATATTATTTCCTTAAAATAAAATCGCCCATGATACAAAAAGACAGGATAACAAAAATTAAGAACAAAACGTCTTCATTCATAAAAGATATTTCAAAACGCATTCCTGAAATTGCTCAAAAGTTCTAACTTCCACGACTCCATATCCGCGTTGAATCATCTTGGTTGAGAAATCCTTTTGCTCTTTGCTCATTTTGTTTTTACCAAATTTCATCTCTATCCAAAGACCGTGATAACCCTTATTAGGTTCAAGCAATAAGAGATCGAGCGCACCTTTTCGAACACCCATTTTTTTAAAGCGTTCGCCTTCGAATTGATTTCTCTTCCCGCCATTCGGTATATGAATCAGCTCAAGATGAGGATATTGGTATCTAAACCATTCAACACAAGAGATTTGAAGATCATCTTCTCCGTGTGACATTTTCCTTCTAGTCTTTTGAGTGATGCCATACTTACTCAAAATCGCTGGAGTAATGCGAATAGGTTTCATCTTTTCTTTTTTGTTTGGCCTACGCATTTAAAAACAACCTCACCTTGCGCCGTGTAGCCAACGAGCTTAAACCAAAACCCTTTGAGTGGGATCATTTCTTGTTCTGTAAAAACCGCCCAAGGTGGCGGTTTTGGTTTTTCTAAAGTTATTTTTGCATTCTCAATGACTTGACCTTCTGATTCTGTTTTTTGGTCTTCCATTAGTCTATCCTCATCTGGAGATCATCTTTTTGCGCATCATCCTCTTGAACGATTTCGCCCGTATCCAAATCCAGCCAAAGACGCTTTGTTCTTTCCCTGTTCAAATAATATGGAAGCACTTTGTAAGTGCTCTTTTTGCCGTCTCGAAGGATTTGCGCAGCTGATCTAACGATAATGTCGTGAGCCTCTATCTTTCCTTTAAAATCTGACTTGATGTCGGCCAGCTCATTTTCAAGTTGCTGGATACGTCCGATGGATTCAGCCGAAGCTTTTCCAAGCTCAAGCTTTTCATCATCCGTGATCGGAATTTCGACCTTAACTTCACTATTCCCTATTTTATGCCATCCGTTTAGCTTGGCTACTTCATCCGCAGTCATAAAGCCCCCTTTTGTTTTTATTAATCGGTTCCACCGACTTTTATATTTTCTTCATCTTCCTGATGAACAGTAATGCTTTTCATTTCGGTTTGATGAAGACCTTTTCTTCCTCGAAAGGTAATCCTTACAGAATAATTTTCAAATTCAGTTGTCTTGATAAAGCTAGAAAGGGTTGTCAGTATCGCATCACCAGCGCTGTGCGCGGAGCTTTCTCTGTTATGACCATTATTTTTTGGATCCATTTGCGCTGTTTAGCAATAAAAAGGTTTAACGTAAAGATTTTTTCACTCTAATGGATCAATTTTAGGAGCCGCCGCTTCAAGCTTCAACATTATCTCTTCAGCTTTGTCCATCATGAGCGTGCAATTCTTTTCAATCCATCCTGAATAGTAAGCATCAAAATTATCGTGAATGGGCAGTATCCCATCTTTTATCAAAAGATGGTGCAATTCAAACATCGCAAACCGAAGTTTCTGGGATGGACTCTTTGCCTGATTAAGCCTAGTTTCAACATCCATTCGCCATTGTGTTTTTTCTGTACTCATACTCATTCCCCCTTTTTAAGTTTTACGTGAATATTCTAAAACAAGATCGCTCATTAAAAGTTCGCCCCACATATCGAGGACTTCATCTTGTGGTATTTCTGGGTAAAGACATTCAGCACCTTGCCTCAAAGGTTCGTGGATCCAATGATCCGGATAATTTGATTGGTAATGTTCATTCAAATAATCCCTGCTTTTCTGATAACGATCATAAAGCGCTGGAAGATGTGTTGCCCATCGAGACGTTTCAGGATCTGAAAAATTACCAGCGGAAATATTATCATGAACCTGCATGATTCTTTCTAATTCAGTCAGCAGCCTAGGCTTATCGAGACACTGTGGAGGTATTGGATAGAATATTTTCACTTTTCATCGCTTTCGTTTATGAATTTAAATCCCGCATCGATCCACGTTTGGTCAACATTTATGACTCTGTTTGTGATTCCCGCTAAGACGCTTTTATTTTCCAAAACAAAACCATTCACCTCTTCAGCATTCATGTTGGCCCTCCCATAATAATTTTGAAGGTCTTCTATTTGTTCTGGGGATAATTTTTCATGGTTAACACCATTGTGGTGACTTGGATACAATTCTCCACAAATAGGACAAAAAAGAAGTCTCCCTGAAAGATTTATCGATCCGAAAGGTTTTCTGAAAAGAGCTATCAGCTGATCTTCAATTTTCATTTTTTAGAACCTTATTTTTAGAAACATCTTTCATATCAATCCACCATCCACTGACCTTTGCCTTATCGGTATTAAAATTAATTTCCGTGATCACTCCATCAAAAGTTATTTCTCGTTTTGTCATTCTCAAAACAGCTTTTACTTTTTCGCCAACATGAAAACTAGTTTGCATGAATTCCCCTTTCCTCCTGAATCTCCGCCTGAGTTTTAAAAGGACTGAGTCCGACATAATATCGACACAATTGTGGATATGGATACCATTGGCTTGAGCTCGCGAGACACCTTACAAGAACCTCTTCACTCTTTCGCCATTGTCCAAAAAAATCACCGGCCATGAAAATGAGCCAAATAATAAAAAGTGTTAGTGTTGTTTGAATGAAAATTTTCATTTTTGCTCCATAGGCTCTGTGTTGTTTTCTTTTGATTTAATGTATGCTAAACAAATACCTTCACATACTGACGACGTGACAACGCCAAAATCACCACAAAAAAGTGATGTTCTATATAATTTAACGCTTGGGTTAATATGATTTGATAGAAATCTCTGAATAGTACAATCATCCATTTCAGCAAAAAGCTCCATCGCGTGAGACACGTTATAAGCCCAATTCTTTTCACTATTGCAGCCTTTAATTGCATCAATCTTTTTATTAAGATCTGATTGGTCCATTTTTCCTCCTAAAATTTCTGGATTCTCATAAATATTCCCAATGACTTCAAATTCATCAGCATCATGCTCTTCGTCGGGACAAAAGAAAGGTTTGAATCCGGTAAAAGCATTCGACCAGTGAACAATAGAAATAGGATCCGAGCCTTCAGAGCAACCGCCACAGGCCTCGCGTTTAACAATATCGCCTTCGTAAATCTCTTTCCCGTTTTTGTCTTTGAGGCCGGTATATTGCAATAAAACACAATCGGTTTCAGGCCATTTTTCAAAACGAGCCTTTATTAAAGCAGTATGCACAGATGGATGATCAAAAACTGTATAAAGGCCAATCCGAGCAGATGTTTGAGGCCATTCTTTAGGTTCCATTTCCAAGCATAATATTTGGCGTATAATTTTTAATTTTTTATTCCACGCTCTAAACTTAATTTCTCTCATAAGGTCTCTCCCCCAAATTTAATTTCCAAAATCCGTCGGTATCTCCATTGTGAAGCAAGTTTTTAAGCGAATGATTCAGCCGCTTCTTTAACAGAAAATGTCTGCGGAAATATTTTCCAGTAATCATATCCTTCGCAATAAGAGCGATAGGCCATGACTGCGTATAAAAGACATGGTGGCGCTGGTCGCTCTGATAAAGCTTCACATCCTGGAATTATCGTTTGCATTTTCTTTTTTTATCCCAAGCCTTACGAGAGCATTCCTCAGAGCAAAATCTGAACGTGTCCCAAAAATATTGTCTGTCTAATTTTCTCGCCTCTTCATCGGCGAGCACACTATTAAATTTATTCTCACACCATTTACATTCTTTCATAAACTGGCGAGGAAGGATTCGAACCTTCGATAAGCGCCTTAACAGGGCGCTGGCTTGCCACTTGCCGACTCGCCAAAACAGTTAGGGCTTTTGCGCCGTACGCATCGCTTTAACCCTCACCAGATTTCAAAATCCTTGCAAAGATTTTTACTTTCCAGACTCGGAGGCCCAATAAAATTCACCGCATGAATTTTATTCGATTTCCAAGAAATATAGAGTGGGATTCGAACCCACGAGCCCCCATTACATCCAGTTATCTTCTAGATGCTAATAATGGGTGCTGCCGGACGCCTAAGACCGGTCGTTTCAACCACTCACGCACCTATCTTCCTAAAAATTCCATTGATCCGCCATCGCTTCTGCAATCCCTTCGTAAGTTCTACTTCTTTCTTTCCATCTATTTTCTGAAGGTGGCATTTTATGAATACGGGCTTCGCGTCCATCTACAATATTAGTTGGAATGAGCTTGTGGAGTCCTTTAAGCCACAAGCATGTTGCTTTTGTTTCTCCATGCCCAAATTGCCATGGTTGAATGATCTGATCTGGTTTCTGATAGTGAGTGCTCATGATTGAGATTGGGTTTTCAACGCAAACTTTCGTGGCATGATCCCAGAAACTCATAAAAAACCTGATCGCTTTTTCCTGTTCTTCTTTTTTATCTTTAAACCATCGAGCTCCACTGACTGCAAGATGTGTGCATGGAGGATGCGCTATTATCATGTCCCAATCTTGATCCAAAACTGACAAAACATCTTTTTTATAATGAAATTCAGAATTGTCTTCAGAATCTAACAAATCACATGACCATGCATTATGCCCACGCTTTCTAAAAGCTCGTCTCACAACTCCTGAAAACTCACATGCGATAAGTATTTTCAATCCATCCTCCAAAATAAGTTCACTTGTCTTTCGATTCTTAAATTATCTCTCCAAGGCTTAATGTATGCAGTCCAAAATTTGTCATAAATAACGCCAATGCAGAAGCCTAAAGCCCACCATTGAAACGGCCCCAACTCATTGAGTATTTGTCTCCACATTCCATCCTCCTTCCAATCAACAAAATATCATATTAAAAATATGAGAGTCTCTCCTCCCTGTCACGCATTCACTTGGCCCCTAGCCGGCGTGCTTCAGCATTTAAAGCCCTGAGATAAGCATTTCTGCTTTATCAGTTGTCCGGTTCAAACAAGGCACCGCAAACTTTTATTCAATCAAACGATAAGCCCTTTCCCAAAGAATTAAATGTCATCGCTGGATTTTAAATAACCATTAAAATCTTCCAATATTGAGTTAACCCAATAATCGGCTTCTTTATTTGATTTAAATGATTTTTCAGTTTCATTTCCAGCACAAGCAATCCAAACATCTCCTTCTTTAAAATAATCTTTTATAGCTATATATTGCCCATCATTATTAGTGATAATGAATTTATTATTTTTAAACTTCCAATTTAAATCACAATAACAAGGCAATTCTCCCTTCATTATAAAGTTAAAAAATATGCTCATCTCATTTTCTCCTCAATCAAACGATAGGCCATTTCCTCCAAGTGGGATCATTTTATTTTCTTTGACCATTCAAGATCAAAATTAAACATCGCCTCTCTTGGAGAGGCCCCATATCCAACAACGCCATCCTGCAAAGTTTCTCCATATAAAGCACGCCAACACTTCCCATCTTTAAAAATTTTTGGACGGTAAACGCTAGATGGTCTAGAATATTCTTGAATAGCTTCTAAAGTTACGGTCTCGCAAATCTTAACGCTGCCGCAAAATGAGTTCATCATAACATCTTGCCTATCTTCTGATATTGACATGAATCCACCCCACCGCTGACACGGTTCTATTGTTTAAAGTTAATAACCAGCCATCAACTGAAGCGGCTTCCCACTCTCATATGCTTGAGCAATTTCAGGTCGCACCATCTCGCTCACCGTCTTCCCGCCAGGCATTACGATATTGGCCATAAACTCATCTTCAAAAGTCGTGATGCCAGATTCTACCGCTTCCAATTTGGCCTTGATTACTAACGCAAGTGCTCTCCATTTTTGACGACACGCCTGCTCCCACGCTTTTAAAGATTCTTCTGTAGATCGCATGCGCTTCTTCTCTGGAGTATACATAAACTCTTTTGATCCTTTGTCCGGAAGCGGAAGTGTAAATCGAATATACCTCCCAGACAATTGAAACCCTATAGTTGCACCGACCAAGTCCCAGCCTAAACCAAACTTTGCAGCACCATATTTCATCAGGAGTCTTTCAATATCAGCTTTTGATTTCTCCACAGAAACCGATGTTTGTTGTGCGTATCTCACTTTAAAACCTCGGATCGTTTTTCATCCTGACGTCATTTCTATCTTTACCCATTACATCCAAAATTTCACTGAATGTAAGATCACAAAACTCATCTTCCCAATCAGCCACAAAATAAAGCCTGTCTGTTTCTTTGATAATTCCAAAAAGAACCGGATCCCGCATCTTTGCTTTCTCTTCTGAATTTAATTTTTTAAGGTCTTTTTGATTTTCGTTGTAGTAATGGAAAATCACAAAATCGTCGAAAACGTCGTTCACTTTGGCTTTCTTCTCAAGCACCTTGTCTGGAATGATTCGCGTAAAATCTGAAATCTTGGTGTCAGAAATATGACCACCACGGATATTCTTTTTATGCTTCAGGACATCTTCGCGTTCGATAAAATATTTGATTCCCTTAACAGCTATGGCAGCCTCTTTTGTTTCACGAACGACCTCGTTGAGTATCTTTTTCCCCAAAGATTCTTGACCTGCTTCAACCGCTTTATAGAAAGCCTTTTCGATTTTCTTAAGCTTTCGGTCTAACGCCATTCTTTCAAGTACTTTAAATTTACTCTTCACATATTTAAAATAAAGCTCTGGGTGAATCCCATGATTTGATTTAACTCCAAAAGAAACCGGACCTGATGAATAATCCGCAACTCCACTCACCTGAATATGATCAGGCGAATTGAATGTGATTGTATTTGTTCCAGTCCCAGTTGTTGTGTAATAATAACTTACAGGCTGAAGCTCGACCATAATTACCCCCTATTTGTATCCATCTTTTTTAAAACCAATACAAACACCTGAAGTTTGTATCTTTCCCATTCTTAAAAACCAAAATCAGATTGCGTTGAACAGCAACAAGGATTGTTTTCTTCGTATATCGTATAAAGCGTGCACAAAAAAATTACGGCAGTGATTCCAACGGCAATCAAAATTTCTTTGATATTAATTTCCATTTTCGATCTTTCTTTCGATGGTCACATGCTCTCCGATTCTCTTTAAGAAAGCTGGCGAAGGGATCACCTTAGGAATGAATGGAAATAATTCCCCATGTTCACACACCAACAAAAAGTTGCCCATGTTTTTAAGCACAAGAAAAGTTTTCCCGTTATAGGTAACTTCGGTGGGGCCAAAAATCTCATTCATGTCTAGCATTTTGAAATCCTTTTTGTAGTTAAAGTCATTAAACGTTAAAACTGATTAACGCAAGATTTATTTTATTCTTTCAAACTCAATCACCCATATCCAAGGATTCACATCCCACCCAAAACCTTTGGACTCATAGATATGATCCCAAAGCTTAACGAATGGAAAACGAAATTGTGCGGGGAGGCCTATACAATCTCTTTCTGGAATCACTCCTTCAGCCTTGGCTTCTTCTTCGGATATTTCCTGCAATCGCTGAAATCGAATTTTTCTTATTTTCAAAACAACACGGCCTTTAGGCTTTAAACCAAATGGGACATCGTCTTCAGAAACAAAAAGTTTATCTCCGACTTTCCCATAAGGACATTTTGATAAAATATAATTCTCGTCCACACCGCCGAACATGTTTTGAGAATTTAAAGCATCGATTGCATGCTTATCTTTTATGATCCGACGCGTTTGATTTTTATAACCATCGAGGATGGCTTGTTTCATTTCTGGAAAAAAAGAAATTGGACGCTCTTTCATGAAATTATTCCGATTTTTTCACAGTTGTTAAAAATGAAGTCCTGTTACAATCAGGACATTCTCGCCAAAGCTCATCGCCTTTATAAAACTCCTTGAGGTTTGGATGCTTACATCCGACCGAATATGAGTTTTCAGAACTCTCATCTTTCCAACCTTTCCCTCGAAGCCATTTTGCAGCATTCGGGATGTACTGCCCATTTTCTTTTTTCCATCGCTCCGATTTTTTAGCTCTTGAGAGTCCTGCCATGATTTCAGGGAAAATCTCTTTTGTGACTTTTAGTGATTCCCATGCCTTCTCAGCATAACCCTGATACGTCTTGTTTGGATACTCTTTCCAAAAAAAACTAAATCCATACTCACACTCCCCCGTGGGGGGTAAGGGGGTTTCTTTTGTATTAGTTTCTTTTGTATTAGTTTCTTTTGTGGGTCCCTTTTTGGTAAACGACTTATTTACTTTTTGGTAAACGGTCGTTATCTTTTTGGTAAACGTTATCTTTTTGGTAAATGGCTCCCAAGATTCAAAGTTTTTATTTATTGAATAGTTAGGCATTGAAGCGTTATCTTTTTGGTATACAATAATAATATTCAAATCGATCAATTTTGATCTTCCTCGAATAACCTGAGTTTTTTTCAAACCTGTGCTCAAAACAAATTGAGAAAGAGATATGTTATCGTTCTTTTTTTTCCATCCCCAAGTTTTACGCATGATGACATCAAAAACTTGGCGTGCTTCTCCTGGAATACGTATTTTGGCCAACGCTTCGAGAATTTCATTTGCGATAGAGGTATAACCATCTTCAGTTTGTGGATTAGCCATGCTTCCCCAAAAGCTTTCAGGTGGGATCGCCCAAGGCATGAAGCCATGAACGATCCCTAAAGGCGAGGCTCGGCTAAGATATCGCCACCCTGAATATTTAATTCAAATTTTCTTTGATAAGCCGAACCATAAAAGCACCTTACACTATTTTAAAAAAACGTCAAAACATCATCCGCTCCGTATAAAAATAGACCTTAAGTTTTTCGTCAAATTTTATACTATCCGAAATCATTCCAATGTCTCCCGCTCTTATTTTGCAAAAAGAGTGCGGGCAAAAATGAGTAAGCCCGTTCGTTTTTAGGCGCGCGGGCTTCAAAAGAGGAGATCGGCAAAGAAAACCTCTACCTCAAGTGACCCTAACGGGATTCGAAACAAGCCACCCCGTCAATTTTACCGCGCAACCCTACCGGCCATGACCATTTCTTCTCTAACCTCGACCCCAGGAATATTTGCCTGCAAGCCCATGGCATCGACGACCTTTTGAATTTGCCTGTCATTTGGTATCATATACTGTCGCGGGATGGCATTTGAATCCACAATAACCGCTCTATATTTTTTGCGCGCAGAGACGCCTGCAGCGACCGGTGGAGCGGCAAAAGTGGGCTGTGGGGGGGCTACCGGCGGCGCAATGATCGGCTCGTCCAAAATAGTCATAGCCTCTTCCTTATGGCCCATCGAGTCAAGAGTGGCTGCGGTAGCAAGTCGCTCTTCCTCCAAAGCCTTTTTAGCCTCCTCTCTCTTTGCATCGGCTTCTTTTCGCAATCTTGCCTCCTCGTCACGCTTACGACGTTCCTCTAGGAGCAAGTAATCCGACATAACCCTACCCACGAGGCCTACCGCCTCTTTTCTAGGCGCCAGATGCTTGTTTTCGGCGGCACAGATTGATTTATGGGTCGCCACGGCAAGAGATTTGGGCTCTTTGAAGGTTTCCTCGATCTCCTTGATGCTCTTTTTGAGAATTATCAGAAACTCACCCGCTGCGGCATAATCGGCATGAGTTTCGATTTTTACGGCCTTGGCTTGCTCCACCAAGGTATTTGTCTGTTCCTGAATTTTTTCGGTTTCAGGCATTCTTATTGCATCCATACTTCCCCCTTTTTTAGTTGTTTGGCTTTGTTTAGGTCATTCAAAAATTCGATAAAATCTCCGATGCCTACATATTCGGTCAGGCGACAAGTTCCGTTCGCTTGCACTTTTAATGAAAATCGTCTTGCGTTAAGCTTCCGGATGTTTGGGAATTCAGAATACGCGGCGACCTGTTTCCGTGCATGGCCAAGATCGCCAGACTTGATTTCAATCACTACAACCGATCCATTCATGAAACCAACAAGATCCGGAGTTCCTGCATACATAAAGTCTGGATGATAATTTGGAACCTCGCAAAGCGCCTTGAACGGTTTAAATTTTGACCATCGTAGAAAATCGACTGCCGCCTCGACATATGGCTTCAGGCGCGCATCAAGCGATTCAAAAATCAGATCATCATCAAGCAGGTATTGAATTGCGGTGTGTACAGCAATACCGCGTTGACGCCCGAATTCAGTAAACCAAACATCATCAACTTCTCCCGCTATCTTAAGAGCCGTAGTGACACTTAAAATTTCTTGCGATCCGAGCCAATAGGTGTGGCTATCCGCATCAAAGCGGAGCTTTTCTTGTTCTGTTTGTGTAGCCATTTTGCCGATCTTTTCGCTACTTACAATCCGTTATTGAAACAGTCAAATCTCACCAAGGTTGCTCAAAAACCTCATCGATAATTTGGAGTGGTCCATTTTCATGCATCACCACCTCAAAATAAGCTTTTGGTCTATTCTTGAGCAAAGAATTTATCTCATCATTCACTGGAGAGAAAAACTTCACGCTTTGGGTACGATCATAGACAAGATAAAACTCCTCTTTGCCAGATGTAACGATAGGCTTTTGAATTTTTATTATCACCCATTCGCTCCTGGCTCTTCAACTTCTGGAGCGCTCTTGATCTGCTGCTGAAAATCTTTCGATGTGACATCCACAAGCTCTTCTTCATCAAAGCTTTTTTCGTTTTTTGAAATAGGCTTGAGCTCCTCTTGTGGAATTCCACTAGTGGAATTTTGAATTTCGCTTTTTCTTTTAGGCATTTCCAATGGTGGTGGAGCGGCTGGAGCGGGGATATCTTGATAATCCTCCACCTCTTCTTTGATAAAAATTCCCTTAAGAACATCGCCGAACAAATCGCGTAAGGCCCATGATCGTGCGCGCATTTGACGCATACGTTGCGGATATGTTTTCCAAGGACCTTCTTTGTTTGCAAGACCAGCGCGAGCGGCATCCTTCATTGAAAATTTCTGAATCCGCTCTGGTTCCCCACGTCTTTTAACGCGGCAAGTGGCAGTGTCTCCGTCATCCGTTTCATCGATGTATTCAATCAAACCTGAATTGCGCACCAAGGCCAAAGCAAGATCCCCCCAAATTGTCGGACGTCCGTTAATGACCGCAATATTTTGCAGGGCTTGAATAGGCTTTACCCCAAGCTCCGCACCTAGCTGAATCGCGACGATTACGTTTCCAGGATTGCCTTTGTAATCCTTCGGAACCAGATCCGAATTGGCCAGCATGTTTGAGAATGTCATCAGCTCACCCAAATTTTGGGGATCGATTGAAAATTTATCGGAGACTGCAATTGCTTTCTTTCTGTCTTGTTCCGTTTGAACAACGATTTCGTCTGCCATGATTGACTCCTTTTTTTGACGAGGATATATTGGGAAATCTTCAGATAACCTCGCCGTTTCTGAAGTGGGTCGCTCAAGGAAACTTGTTCGACCCTTTAATTTTTAGTCCATCAAATCTTTGTTTTCTTTTCCTAACACTGAACAGATCAATGCACCGTATTTCATCGAAGGGGATCGACCGTGAACCCAATGCCAAACTGTAGTTTTACTTGCTGTCGGGCACTTCTTTTTGAGCTCTTCGGCAAACTTGCCAAGAGTCCATCCCTGTTCATCGAGAATCTTTTTGAATTTTCTGCTGCTAAACTCTTCTGCTTTAATTTTAGTCATAAGGTTCTCTACAATGAAACATCTTTAACGTAAAGAGTTTTTAATGCGCCGCGCGCTTTCTTCAGCCGTATTTATCTTCCAAAGATGGTTCCTGAATCGATCCGAATAAATATCCACGATTTCCTTGTCGGATAAAAAAAGACAATTTTCTTCGTTTGATTCTTGAGCCGGACGAGTCCAGTTGAAAGATCCCGTCATCACTTCCTTGTCGTCAAAAATTCCAAACTTATTGTGCTGAATACGATAATGACTGTGCACGCGAAAATTGAGACCATCCGACTTGATTCTTTGGGTTGTTGTTCGATTCACAAAAGCCTGTGTGCGGTCCAAAAGGATTCGTATTCTAACTCCTCTCTTTTGAGCGCGCTCTATAGCTGTTACAATCTTCAAATTATTCAACGAATACATGGCCAGATCCAAACTCTCTTTTGTGCCATCAATCATTTCAACAGCCTTCTTTTCACACATACCGTTTGGTGAAAAATAAACCGTTGTTTCAGCTTTTAAAGATGATGAAAAAATTAATATCGGCGCCCAAATAAAGGCAGTCTTTTTCCACATTGAGTACATCTCCAACCTCCTGAGTTCATGCTTGTAATTCCCCTGATAAGCACTACCGGCAGCCACAACCCTCCCGTGGCTACGGTGAGAAATAGGTGAACAATTATTTCGAGGAACCCAATCGACTTTTTTCGAGTAAGAACCGATTTATTGCAATTTTTGCAGAATGCTCCGCCTTCACTTAAAGCCATATTGACTCCTTTATCGAATTTCGGTTTTTTCTTCGCTCATATTATATCCAGACCGCATTTCATGATTTCCACCACCACCTACATATGGCGTAAAAACTGGGACACTCGTTGTTTCATATCGAACAGTCGTTTTGTTTCTGAAGACCATGTCGACAAGATTATAGACTTTTTGAGTCGATTCTTTCTCGGATTGTAATTTGGTTTCGAGAATTGTTTTTTCCAAATCTCTTTCTCTTTTTTCCAAGCCACGCTCCTTATCTTCAAGCCTAATTGCAAGATCATGAATAAAGTTTTGATCTTTGATTTGCGCTTCTAAACTTTTGTTCTCTTCCTTTAATTTCAAACATTCCTTTTGTAATCGATTAGATGTTTCTTCTAGGCTATCAATCATGTCCAATCTGGCTTTTAAAGCTCCCGCAGTTTGTGCCGGAAGGCCTTTCTCGATTGCATCCTGTATTTCTTTAGTCATCATTGTTTTCTCCTTTTGTTTGTAATTCGTTTTCTAAAAATTCCGTGATTTGTTTTTCATTAAAATCCATGAGATCATCTTCGTATTGTTTTACAAATTCAGGAAGCTCCAGCTTCCATTTTTCACAATAGGCAAGCACCCGACGCTGATTTGATCTATCCATTGCGGTGTAAGCCCCGCTGGTCCGATGACAACGTTCATATTTTTCAAAAAGATATTTCCAGTGAAGAGCTTCCCAATTTTGAGTCCCATGACTATCGGCAAGAGCCAGGAAACAAATAAGTTCAAAGGGTGTCATGCTCATGATTATTTTCTCTCTTTTTCTTCGAAAGTAAGAAGAAGATGAGCCATCTCATTAGCGATTTTAATCATCTCGTAGCGAGTATGCCTTTCATATAGAGTCTCATTTGAGAGGAGCCCTTTTAGAATTTCTAAACGGTAACCATCTAACTTGCTTTCATAATTCAAATCGCGTTGGCCATCATATAAACGATGGCCAGAGTCAGGGCGGTCATCACGAATATTCCGAATAAATTTTTCACTTTTGATCTCCTTTATTTTTTTAAACAAAACATCACACTCTTCGACTAAACCCTTGATGACATCAGGTTGAGGATATTTCGATTGCAGCACCTCACCTATGCGAATCAGAATGGATGCATTTTCTATTATTAATGCTGTTTTAACGTCTGTTTTTATTTCCCCGATACATGTCTCGCCATCATAAAGATCGTAACAAGAAGGCTCTGTTTGTTGGACTAGTTCCCATTTCATAAGCTTGTCCCTTCAAATATTCGGGCATGTTTGCATGCTCCGTGTTTGGCCTCAAAAGCGGTTTGATACCGCATGGGCGATGTGAATTTCCCGTTATTATGACACATCTGGAAATACCACCCCTCAGGTCCTTGGGTTACTTCCAAGATGATACTGTTGTATAAAACGGCGTACTCCGTACCAAAGCTGGACTCGTTCCATTTTATTTCCATAAATCCCCCCTATGGGAAATAGATTTAACGTTAAATCTGTTTAACTGTCAAGTCGAAAAGAAAAAAAATAACCCGCCCCTGAGCACGGACTACCCGTCACGAAAGGGGGGCTAACGTTTAGGGATTACAGGGACGGGTTAAGCGTTTTTGAATTTTTATGACCGTGAAGTAGAGAAGTGAAACAATTGCCTTAATTGTCTTGGGTAGGTGGGAATAAAACATCGCCAAGCGAATCGTGTTGGGCAACACTTCAGAGTTTTTTGAATCTTGTGAAGGATCTGTTTCCGTGCATTTAAAGCCTTCTATTTGCTCGGCGATTGAATGAATGCTGGGCTCGCCAACAACTCCTCTATGAAGTTTTGAAGTTTGAGCACGTTTCGTTCTATGGGTTTTGATTCCAGTAGACATAGATCACTCCCTTGATAATTTTTAGGACATTTCGCCTTTGTATCCTTATCGTCACAGCAAAATTCAACCTTTACGGATTCCAACTGGGGCGGCGACGGTTTTAGCAATTTCGGACGTATTACCTGACAACACCCCTGAGACACCAGCGGCAGTAGAGGGATTAGAAGAAATATCAGAAAGATTTTTCTCACTTTGCCTTTCCAGATCCTGCAATTTTTTCGTGTAATCAATTACAGCCTTCTCTTCTTTTTCAGCCTTTTTTAAAGCCTGATCTCCATCATACATTTTTCGAAGCTTCCATCCGAACCAAAGAACACATAAAGCTGTAAATGCACCAAGCCCACCTTTTATGATTTCGGCCCAATTCATTTTTGAAATGTCTTGATTATATCCAGCACTTTTTCTCCAAAGTGACGCGCGCCGATTCCCATAAGTCCGGTGGCAATCATTCCGACCCCTACCGTTATCGAAATATCACCGTGCAAAATTCCACCAAGCCCAGACAACATCAACCCGACTCCACCTAAATATGTTTTCATGATTCCCCCGTATTTATTTCGTTAAAATCAGCCTTCTCTATATCCGTCATTGTGCCTGTTTTTAAGCTCTTCGTCACTGGGTTTTTCTTCTTGTGGCAAAATTCTTCCCTTTTCGACCATCTGACTTTTATAAAATGCATATAATGACTCGGCTTCGTTCAATGCACCAATTAACTCGGAGATCTGAACTTTTGATCCGCCAGAAGATTCTAAGAATACAATCTCATCTTTCAAATAGTTAATTCTCTTTTCAAATTGAATCAGCATTAAGCTCCCTTTGGCCATCGATAAGAAATAACCTTATCTTTTGAAAAATTTTCAATTGAAACCTTATCCCCCTGATTACCGCCAAGGATTTTTACAAAACGGCCTTCTTCACCGACATAAAAACCTACGTGCCCCTGGCTTCCAGTGCCCCGCTTTAAAACAACAATACACCCATATTGAGGCTTTTTAAGTGCATCCCCCCATGTTTCCCAAGATCTTGCCGCCGCTGAGCATGTCCCCTTAAATCCAGCTTGGAGCATAACCCAATTCATAAAAGATCCACACCATGGCACTTCATCACTTGTAGCGTGTAAAAGTGTTGTCTTATGATACTCTAAAATCCTAGGGTTACTATCAGAACCTTTTACTTCGGACACGCCCAATTCATTATTTGCAATTTCAATCCAATTTTTTGTTTGAGACTTATCTGCGCTCATTTTGCTATAAAAAATTTTATAGCTTCTGCGAAGCTTGATATAATCAAAGTCACTATTGAAGCAATACTTACAACCTTAAGTTCTACTTTATGATTTTTTTCGATTGCATTAATATTAACAGTGTTCACTTTATCATTGATTGAATTAATTTTATCTAAAAGATCTTCTTTATCTTCCTTCATTTGTTTCTGAATTGAAGTGAAATCTTCTTTCATTTGTTTCTGAATTGACGCAAAATTATTTCTGGATTCTTGCGCATGCTGACCAACCCTTTCATGCAATCCGTGCATGAAGCTTGATACAAACTCATAGAGAGAATGATCTATATCTTGTTTTGACATAATAAAATCCTTGTTCATTATTGAGACGCTCCTCCAAAAAATTTTATTGTTAGAGTCACGCTTGTTCCAGCATATGGTGTAGTGAGATTAACAACTATAACATCACCTAGATAAAGCTTTCTGCTAATTCCTGTAACTCGATGCTGATAACAATCATTTAAAGCAGAAAGACTTAATGGCGTGGATGGCATGATATTATTGTAAGAAGGAGCATTCGTTCCAATACTTAATTGAGCTGTCCCTGCTATGCCAGCATTATCAATCAGTGTGATAATGATGTCATTTACAATGTAAGATCCTGCAATCCCAGATATAGGAGCCAAACTTGTTGTAGAAATAATCAAACCATTGATGCTTCCGCTATCAGCGATTTCACCTGTCTTTATTGATATTCCGCTTGAAAGAGTTATACTTTTAACCCCAACGTATTCATTTTCAGTTTGATTAATATTTGCCATATTAAGCCACCCTTAATGTAAACTGAGCTGTTAAATCTTCTGCTTGTGATAAAATGCTTGTCGAAAATCTTAATGTGACAACATCGCCAGCAACTAAATTGACTAAGCCTGTCGAACTTCCACTGTTTGAATTTACGATTGTAACACTCAAAGATGAAGCGATTCCATTCACATAAAGCGTATAAATGTCTGGCAGCAAAAATCCTGTCGCCACTCTGGTTCTAATTGTCAGATTAGTTATTTGCTCGTTTTCTGTAGCGATATGGATAATTTGCGGATTATTGCTAACGCCTTGAGGGCCAATATCCACTAAATTATACCCTTGTGGAATTTTGCCCAATAAGCTGAATGAAACTTTTTGAGTGTATCGTTTGTCTAATGCATAACGCGTATAATTATCATCATTTGCAATCGTAACATATTTTATAATGTCATCTAAGATTAATAACCCAGAGTGCAGAACTGCAGGGGATCTAAAAACGCCGCCTGATTTCAGAATAACTCCAGAAGCAGGGACAGAATTAAAATTCCATGTTGTAGAAGGCCCATCATTTAAGAATGATTGACCACTAACTTTACAAATATTGTCAGCGCCAGTAATAACAATTGAGTTATTGAGCCCAGGATCAAGATAGCTAATCCCATCCATGTCACAAAATCCTGTTATAGTAGATCCTGTAAAGCTTCCAAATGTACCGCAATAGATATAGCTATTAACAGCTTTAAAATGATATCCAGATCCAGTGATAGGCGTCCCGCTTATATTATATGTCGATCCAGTGCCGCATATTACTGACGAATTGTAAGTCGTAAACATATTGCACGGCTGAGAGTTGTTTGGTGGATTAATATTAATGCTGCAATCGTTGATAATCTTAGATCCATTATCTAAATAAAAAGCATTAAATGTATCCACTAAAGTTAGTGTACGGCCAGCTTCTGTATAAAGAAGTGCTCCATTGTTTAAACGAGCAAACGTCAAAAATGTATCACATTCACAATTTCTAATTAAAGTTACACCGCTGTTTTGTAAAACAACAGAATTGCTTCCGGAACCTGTGAACCTAATACCTGCAAGACGTAAAACAGTGTTTTTAGCGTTATGATTAACGACTGAAAATGAACTATCAAAAACAACGTTTGCCGGAGTCGTCTCGTCACCTAAAATTTCAATCAAACTTCCACTTGCAGCATCTCTTCCTAAATATTCAGGGATATCTAAGCTGACATTGTTATAAGTTCCAGGAGCTGGAATAATTTGATATTTACCTGGCCCAACACTTAAACAATTTAAGACAGCATATTGTGGGTCAGCCCAAGGGGTTAACGGGGTTAATCCATCGTTGCTATTGCTTCCAAGAGGATCGATATATCGGATATTTGATACGTCATATTCATAGAATTGCATCCCACGCTTCGGCTGTAAGATTTCAGTCGCTGCAGGATATCGAAAGAATGCGTCACAGATAATGTTTGTTGAATTTTGCCAATACGCTACAGAATCAGCAAGCCCTGAGCCAGTTATAGTCCCACCAAAAATTACCCAGTCAGCGTTTGTTAGTCCTGGCCCAAGCTGCCAAGTTTGCAACGGAGATTGAACAGTAACGAGCATGCCAATGTAGCGCTGAATCGGAGGGATAGCGTCTCTCGCCGTGATATCTGCTGCAATAATTTTATCATCTGCCGGAAGTGCTGCTCCCACTTTAAAATTTGATGACGTATTAATCGACATAGTTAGTAAATGTAGTGATTCGTAAATCCAATTTGCGTTGTTAAATGGTTAAATTCATAAACTCGGTAATTCTGTGATGTACCATCCAGCCCAACAATAGGGACAATTCGCACAATGTAATCTCCAATTGTCTCAAATCCGCTTTGATCTAAAATACTCGTCAAAACTGGATACGAAGAAAGATAGGCAAAATAATAAACCTGAGATGTTGGAGAAGTTGTTGTGTTTGTATTCTGTTGAGTCTGTATAATCTTAGTTAGCGCACCAATTTGAGCCCCTGTTAGTCCAGGCGCACCAACTCCGTAATAATAGGGATAAACAAACGAATAAGTTCTTGTGGCTGTGCCTGTTCCTGTTCCATCTCCAACTGTTGCAGTATAAGTTGTGTTGCTTGTAACAGGCCCTGAAGTGTCTGTGTAAGGAGATTCTGTTCCACCACCTGGGAGAGGAGAAGAATAAGTATGAATTAAACCAACTCCTGATCTTGAGATAGTCAGAGTTGTGATTGGGATACTTCCGACAGTAGTCGTCGGCGTTAAAGTTGGAGCAGGTACTGGATCTCCAAATTCTATAAGTCCAGAACTTGGTGTTATAGCTAAACTTACAGAAGGAGAAACGTGAGGGTGAAGCAAAGAATCAAACATTTGCTGCATAGTTCGATGATCAAAAGTGGCCCCCACACCAATTCCTCCGACAGCTATTAAAGTCGGATTTAAATTTGTGTATGTAGTTCCACCACCCCCACCTCCAGCGGAAGATCCTCTGAAAATTTGCATATATTAGCTCAATAATCCGTATGTTCTTAAGCAATCATAAGTTTTTTGAAGCATGTCTTGCTCAGTAGCTGTATAGACAATGCCAGCTGTTTGTGCTCCGCCTGTTTGTTGTGCTTGTGGCGTTGTGTTAAAAAAACCGATGTCACCGTTAATTCTGACAGATCCTGTTACGTCTAACTTGTAAGCAGGCACCATATTTAAACCGAAATCGCCGTTTGCACTCATTACGTTGAGTCTCCCAGCAAGTCCTGTAGCCGCATGTTTAAAATCTAAACCGCCAGAAGGAATCCATTGAACAGCTGTAGTTCCAACAATCTGTTGCCCGAAATCTACAACATGCTCAGCTGACGAGGCAAAAGCAGTCCACCCGCCTATCTGAACGTTTGCGTTTAGGTTGGCATCATTAACGCATCTAAAATCACCATTAACATCCAACTTATGAGAAGGCGGAAAAGATCCAATTCCTACAGCACCTGATTTAGAAATAAACACTCTGTCGCCAGCTGATCCTGTTGATCCATATTTAAAAACAAATCCACTATTAGGAATCCATTGAACAGCCGTGGTTCCAACCAATTGCTGTGAGAAATCATAAACAGTTTCTGTTGAAGATAAAATATGAAGACTCCCGTTAATTGTTAAAGCAGAATCGGGAGTTGTCGTATTAATGCCAACATAATTTGTAGCTGGCAAAATTGTAAAAGGAGTTGTTCCATCTGTATGACTTTGAATCGCAAAGGCTCCTGCCCCAGATGGATCTGCTGATGCAGAAGACTTTACTCGCCATTCCGCACCGCTTGTATTTGTATTATTTAATATAAGATTAGGGCCTATAGTAGAAGTTGTTCTAAGCTCTAAGTCATGAGGGATAGGACCAGGGATAGTTATATCAGGAGTTGCACCACCGCTAGAAGCCAAACCATCACTTGCTGTAACTGAAGTTACCCCACCACCACTGCTTGCATGTCTTTCCGAAGTTTTTGGCATATCGAATCCTTTATATATTATAACTAAACTTAAATTAATTCACCATAAATTGTAACATCAAATAATACTGAACCGCCACCACCGTAGGCAGTAGTTAAATTCAAAGTAATAACATCTCCTGAATACAAAATCCTTGAAACACCTGTTATGTTATAACGATATTGCTGATTAATATTATTAAATCCGGTAAACGTCGTTGAAGGCATGATGTTGTCGTAAGTCGCTGCGTTCGTTCCTATTGAACAAACCATCGCTCCAGTAAGACCTGTAGTATCAGTTAAATTAAAAGATATAGAAGATGGGCGCCAAGCTGTCGCTACAATAGCTGGCACTGTTGTGAGAGTCCATGTGCTAACAATAAGTCCGCTTATACTTGGAGCATAAGCTAATCTGCCAGTTATAAGTTCAACCCCATTTGTCAGAGTTGCTGACTTAATATTAGTAAATTGATTCCCCATTTTATTAAGCGTCGCCATATTAAGTCCCCAAAACCTCAACTTCGAATTGAACAGTCATGTCTCTTGCTTGGCTCAAAAAGCTTGTAGAAACTCTTATATCGATAAGATCCCCAGCTACTAAATCAACTATACCAGTTACTGTCACACTTGTCCCAGTAGTAAGGCTGGCGCTTAAAGATGATGCTACCGCATTCACATAAATATAATAAGTGTCAGGGAGTAAAACCCCAGGGGCTACTCTGTTTATAACAGTAAAATTAATGATTCTTGATTTAGATTTTGCTATATAACAAATATATCTATCAGAAGAATAACCTGCAGGAGATAGATAGTTTGTTGTAATGCTTTGTTGCTGCTCACCGTAACACGTTAGCGACACTTTTTCAGTGTATCTTCTATCTAATGCATATCTTGTGTAAGATGGGTCAGAATCAACTTGGATGTAATCAACTAAATCACTCAAAATCAACAAACCATCATGTAAAATATTTGGAGATGTAAATTGTGCGCCTGTCTTTAGCACTATGCCAGTAGCCGGTGTAGGGCTGAAATTCCATGTCGTTGTCCCTGTATCATTAAAATATGATAACCCGCTGGCTCTACCAATACACGTAGGTGCTGTGGCTAAAATAGAATTTACCCCGTTACATTTAATATATGTCCCACCATCGATATTAAAAAACCCATCCATGTAGTTTGTGGAGTAAGTATTAAATGAACCTAAATCGATATAACTATTTACTGAAGTTATCCCATAACCTGAACCAGTTACGATGATACTATTAGCAGTAAATGTACACCCTGTGCCGTTTAACAATTTAGCATTGTATAATGACCACATTTTGCAAGGTGATGTCGCGTTTGGGGCCGTTAAAGATATGCTGTTGTTATTAACTAAAGTAGCGCCATTTGAACTAAATCCATTAAAAGTATTTGTTATCACTAAAGGGTTTGTCGATGTTTCATTAAATAGAACTGAACCATAGTTAGAAATATGAAATGTTATAAAATTATCAGCTTCAACATTTCTTAAATATAAATTCCCAGCAGATTGATAAATACAGTTGTTAGTGCCGTTACCAACAAGCCTGATACCTGCTAATCTTAAAGATGTTATTTTAGAATTTTGAGAAACAACAATACTATTACCGCTAAACACAATGTTTGACGGAGTTGTTTCATCACCGACAAACTCAATCAAAGATCCATAAGCGTTTGAATCATATGAACGCCCTACCATGTCTTGGACATCAAATGCTGCGGAAGTATATGAACCGGCACCGCAAACTATTTGATATTTACCAGGGGCCCCCAACAAGCATTGTTTAATGGCATATGCAGGCGTTAACCATGCGGTCATTGCTGTTAACCCGTCATTAGCATCTGATCCAGCCGGATCGATATATCTTGTAACGACAACATCATAATCATCACAAGCATACCCATTTTTTGCCACTAAAACTTCAGTGGCTGGCTTATACGTAAAAAATGCATCACAGACTATATTAGTCGGGCTGTTAAAATAGGCTACTGACCCTGCTATCCCTGAACCGGTTATTCCTCCACTACCAAATATGACCCAGTCAGCATTAGTTAACCCTGGGCCTAGTTGATATGTCTGTAAAGGGCTCTGAACAGTAACTATCATACCAGCATAACGCTGGATAGTTGGAATAGCATCACGAGTAGCAATATCAGCCTTAATGATTTTATCGTCTGCCGGAAGAGCTGCACCTACTAGAAAGTTTGACGATACGTTAATTGACATAATTAATAAATATAATGGTTTGTAAACGCAATTTGTGTTGTTAAATGGTTAAACTCATAAGCTCTATAGCTTTGTGGTGTTCCATCTAACCCAATTATTGTCACGGTTCTTACAATATAATCGCCAATTGTTTCAAAACCGCTTTGGTCTAAAATACTAGTTAATATTGGATAAGAAGAAGGATAAGCAAAATAATAAACCTGTGCTGTAGGAGAAGTGGTTGTGTTTGTATTTTGTTGTGTCTGAATAATCTTTGTTAACGCCCCAATTTGTGCGCCTGTTAACCCAGGAGCTCCAACTCCATAATAGTATGGATAAACAAACGAATAAGTTCTTGTAGCTGTCGCAGTTGATGTCCCATCCCCTGCCGTTGCTGTGTAGGTGGTCGCTGCACTAACGGGGCTACTGGTATCAGTATAAGGAGCTTCCGTTCCACCACCAGGGATTGGAGTAGCGTAAGTATGTATAACACCAACACCTGAACGACTTAAAGTTAATGTAGTAATTGGGTTTGTTCGTCGAGTTGTGGTCGGAGTCAAGCTAGGGTTAGTTACCGTATCCCCATACTCTCTTAACCCAGCGGCAGGAGATATTGCTAAAGATACCAAAGGACCTTGATAAGGGTAATGCTCTTGCCTTAAAGTCGTCTGGACTAGAGTTGGAGCAGTTCCCAAATCAGTGCCAGCTGTAATCCCTCCAACTGTAGCCGTAGTAACGCCTAAAGGGATCCAAGTCCCACCACCTCCACCACCACTACCCCTTTGAGAAGTCCTGGGCATTTATCTACCGCCACCCTTTTTAACCATCCATTCAAAGTTAATGGTGTTTGTTCCTGACGTAGGAGTGTAAGTTACCCTCAAGTTCTTATATGTCATGGGGGTATCAGCCAAATATTCTTGGTTTGGGGATAATGTCGTGACTACAAATAAATCTGACGTAACATCATTCCATGTTGAATCATTTAAAGTCCCCTCTAAAGTCACTGTCATATTTGTGAACGTTTGAGTTAGGATGTTGAAATGTTCATAATTAGTAAAATCTAGGTACTCATAATATGTAGTGACCGGCAAATTTGTTTCCGAAACAACACCACATTTATAAGAACCACCTGTATATAAAACTGTCATAAATTCTCCTATTCTGAATGAATCTCAAAGAAAAAATCGGCATCAATAAAAGTCCCAGCATTATTGATAACGTTAACGCCAACATGATTAGTGAAAGCATTGGTTGCATATATTGTAGTACCTGCACCAAAAGCACCAGCCAAGCTAACAGTAGCACAAAAATTAGACCCTACATTTGTCGAAAAATTACAAAGATATTGTCCCGCAGCAGATCTTGTTACCGATGCACAGTTGAAAGATGAAACAATAGTAGCAGTTCCCCCAATAATATACCCCCACGCCTTAGATGCCGATCTTCGACTCATATAAGTCTTTGAACTCGGAGATGATCTATCAGGCAAAGATAATTCACCAGAAGAATTGAATTCACTTACTAATGAGTTATTTACCAAAAATGATAAAGAGTTTGCTGCATGTGAATAAATCAACCCGCCTGGAGCGGTTCCAACTGTGTCGGAGAATTCAATAGCACAACTATGACTAGAATCTGATTGAATCACTAATATATGACTTGCAGCATCTGTCACATTTCCAATGACAACATCGGCACCAGAAAATAGAGTTTCTGGGTTTGTGCCGTTGCCATTAAACCCAAAATTAACCCGTGTAGACGATGCGCGTTGCATTCTTAAAGCATCATTTCCACCAATGACAGCCCTTAAGTTATCCGCTGATACTTCATCAAATGCAGTATTCCCTGAAGCTCCATCAAAACCAACATTGTCTCCAGATTGAACAAACAATCCTCTTCCACCGTTCATCGATAATCCAGATGAGTTAAAAGTTCCTGATTCAGTACCAGCAGTAACAATTTGTATATTATTTGCGGAGGGTTCTGTTAAATAAGTATCGCCACCACCATCTAAATAAAATCTTTGAGCACTTTGTATAGCCAGGGCACGATTTCCTAAAGAAACGTTAGAACCGTCTATTTGCAGGCCTAAAGTGCCACCAGTTATTATCTGTATTGTATCTGCCGAAGACTCTGTAATACGAGAAGTGGCACCAACATTTAATGATATTGTCTGTGTAGTAGGGACTGTTAACCCAACACTAAATATTGGGCGCCCAGAATAAGCAGGGGTTCCTGTAAATGTACCAGTTAATGCCCCGCCATTAATTGTTTTATTTGTAAGAGTTTGAGTTAATGCGGTCCCTACGATTTGCCCAACCCCAACTCCATGAACCCCTGTTGTTGCAACCTCATGGGTATTACCATCATTTACTAAATGGGAGAAATTTGAATTAACTTGAGCTGAATATATGGTTGTAAAAGGTACAAAAGTATATGGTACTGAAAATGGCATATCACCCCAATAATAACATACTAAAAGTTGATCCTGGCAATGTAGACCTTATATCAACATTGTCGTTTCCTATACTATAAACATAAACGCCACCAGTTTGGCTTATAGGGATACCCATATAAGGTCTTGGTGTCATGTTGTGTCTAAATAGTCTTGACGTATTCGCCAAAGGGTCTGTCGCCCCATCAATTATCCTATAAGACATGTTATCTAAATTAACATGCGACAAAATTTCGGTCAATTTTATTGACAATCTATCAATTTCAGAATCCTTAAAACGGCCAAGATTAGGCTTCATTTAAATTCCTGTGGTCTTCCATTCTTTGTCCATCCATAAACTGTTATAGGTTGCCCATGACCAGAAGTCCCAACGACTCCGGTTGTTGGGATAAATTCATTTGTTGTTGAGTCTGGATTTGTAGCTGTCACTATATGTGTGGTATCAAATGTACCAGTAACAGATTCAACTCCATAAGCATCTGTAAGGTTCAGGTTAACAATCCTGGAAACTGTAGCGGCAGCTCCGCTAACTGCTTGCGATAATATTGATCCAACAACAACTCCAGTCCCAGCCCCAGTAACTTCCCCATGGAATAAAAGCTGAACACTTAAGTCTTCTTGTAAGATGTCTATTTGTTTATAAAAAGCTTTATAATGAGTAGAATATTCAACTCTTACTGGCCCAGGCTCCTGCCAATCTGCATCATCCCACAAAGAAACATCCCATAAAGCATCCTCATTCAATATACTTATTTTGGCTAAATCTTGGTTCCCAAACTTTAAATCATAAACAGAAGAAGCGGTTATGTTATATAAAGACCCATCTCCCTCAACAAATAGAAAATCTTTAAAAAATAATTTCTTTTCTTCCGGAAGCCCATAAGAAGTTGGGTAATCTCTGATATGATATCTTATTGCGAACCCATTATCTGTAGTAGAATCATCAAGATGATATAATTGACCATTGTAATTATAATTACCAAAAAAAACATCTTTAGAGTCATCAGATTGTGTGACTAAAAATGCGCATCTCGCTTGAATCCCTGGCCATCTAGCTTTATCAGGGCCTTGGTTGTATGTAGTCCAATAAAAATTAGGATAATTTTGATATGATCCTACTAAAACTAAATCAGGGTCAGAAGAATCATGGGAACAAACAAAAAACATCACCTTACGGTTATAAACATCATTAATCGCAGATAACTTTTCTGGATATGAAAAATTTAAAGTCTTAATCAATGCTGATATAGCCGTTGCTATAGGCATGACGTTGGTCCCATCTGTCATGTAAATGTTATCCTTAGCCAGCCATACCATGTTATTCAAAACGTTCGTTATAGCCCAATGTGAAACGCCTGTGATGCCTCTTGATATTTCGTTGTATTGGTAAATAACGTTATCAGTACCTACCTCACTAGTAAAAGATCCGGAAACATCTAATCTGCCTATGGAACTTTGTTTTAAAACCATCACAGTTTGTAAAGCAGTCCCAAGACCAACAACATAATCACCTAAGCCAAAGTTAGATTGGCAGTCTATAAACCCTCTAGCCTGGTAAGATTGAGGCATTGGGCCATTCTGTTCTACAGAAGAATACCTAACCCTATTTTGCTGTGGATGCTCAAACCCAGCTACAAAGATTCTATTATTAGAAGAAACAGCATATTTAGGATGCCCCCAAACATTTAATCTTGTGTTATCTATAACAAGCTCTCTACCTAAACCAGCATCTGGTTGAGTAGAAGAAATACTAGTCGATCCAATAGGGGCAGAGTTATCTAAAAAAAGGATAGGGCCATTTGCTGTAGTTCTATATAAATTAATAGTATCTGCGGTTGCTGGATCCCCAGGGGTGACATTTATAGTTCTTCCAATTGTATCTGGAGGTGGAACTGGAAGTGTTATTTGTAGTAAATCAGAAGGAGATGATTCAGCACCTGTAACAGAATTATAATAAGTGTACACCCAGCCATACTCAGCCCCACTTAAAAGGCTCCCAGCAATACTTCCGCCATCAGTTGGGGCTATAGTAGGAGGATCTATACCTATTTGATAGGTAGTAGATCCATTGTATATAAAATCTTCAACACCATTAAAATAAAAAAGAAGATTAGAAAATTGAACTAATGATGGGCGGCTATTCGATAACCCTGTTCTGATATTTGAAACTGAAGTTGTAGCAATACCAAGAGCCCCAGAAGATCCTACAGTTTGTATCCCAGAAATAATTATTTGTGTGGTGGAATCATTAACTCTATACTCTATTCCATTATGGATTAAATACCCAATCCAAACAGAAGTTAAAGCTTCAGAAAAACCACCTCTTGTTGTAACAGCCCCTGAAATTGTTATATCACAATTGTCAGCAATCCTTAATGCCGTAGATGGCATATTAGTTACTGAATCTGTCAGATCTAATCCTGTATAAGCGTTAAATACAGACTCTCTATAGATATTATCTTTTAGCTTTAAATCCTGAGCCATTTATCACCAGTTAGGGGTCCACCAAAGTCGTTGGTTTAGATTGTTAGCAATTAAAGGCCCTAATTTTTCATTAACAGTTTCAAATCTTAAATTTGAATCCTCATCCCTAATATCATCAGCTATAGCAGATCTTTTGGCTAGCTCATAAAATTGCTTTTCCTCACCACGTCTAGGATCTCTCTCTCTTCTTAAACATTTAACTAAACAAAATTGGAAAAACAAATCTTGAAATTTATAAGGAATAGGCAAAGTGATATTACTGTTTATTTCTTGGCCTATAACTTTACCATCACAGAATAAAGTTTCTGTCGTCCCAGCCATTGGGGTTGGGTAAATAACAACTTCTTTATTCCCCGCAGGAAACCAATATTGAGGCCATCCTTGAGCAATTTGTCCAGGGTCAGAAACTCTTAAATCTTGTAGGGTAAACTTAATAAGCTTTCTTTGCTGCCCAGCAGTTTGGGAATATATAGATTCAATATATTGAGTTTCAGATTCAAAACCAAAATTAGCAGTATTTATCACATAAGTTGATTGCCCTGCTATAGTAGAAAATCTGAATAAATCATTAACACCATTTTTATATGTAAATCCCCAATCACTTTCGGCATAAAATTCTAAAACCCATGAAGTAATATTTGTTTCACATTGCGCTCTAAATGTCGCAGATCTATTACCTACTGTATCGACAATATTATCAATAAACTGATTACGAGTGAATCCTACTATCGCTGTCGGTGGCGCCATAAGCCCTCTCAAATTTTATTCTCTGATTATAATTCATTCTATCATAATCAGAAAGATGCCAATTAAACACCTTACCAGCTTTTTTAATGTCTATATGCCCAGCTTGCCAAAGCATTTTTAATGTGGTTCTCCAGCCTCTGGCGATCAACTTCCCATTATCGTCAAATTTATCTCCTTCAGGAATATATTGATGGGTAGTCCATCCAACATACAAATCAGGAGTAGAGTTATAAGCTTCAGCTATCCTTCTTGAATCGCCATCTAGCCATTCAGAATCTATTTTTTCAGATCTTTGATCCTTTAAATAAATTCCAGAAGTGCCAATTTTATTCAATTGGGTTACTTGATGCTTTTCATCCACATATAAACGAGGGTTTAAAGCTCTTAGTTTTTGTTTAAATAGTCCTAAATCCATATTAACCTTATACTGCCCACCATATAGATGGGCAGGTAAGACTAATAAGCCGATCCAGCACGAATTTGAATACCACGGTCTGGGCCTGAGCCGCCACCAAGATATTTTGCTGCAAATCCAAGAGATTTCCAACCAACTGTACCAACCTGATTGATCGGGTCAGCAGATCCGGCAGAACCTTGTGGTTTAACAAATGTCTTAATGTTTGATTTATCCAAAGAGACAACACCAAAGCATTCATCCCCAAGAACAACGTTAGAATAAACAGTTGCGCCACCTAATGTTCCAGTAGTTGTCGATTGAATGTTCTGTGATTCAAGAACACGGCAACCAAACACTTTTCCAAGCTCTCCGTTAAATGGACGCTTAGAAGCGGGATCAATATATTTATTTAAGTCAACCCAAGATCCGATGTTTGTATCATTCATCATATCACCAGCGCAGGCTGAATGGACAACTGATACATAATCGTTTCCTGTATGAGGATAAACAAATGCTTTTTTAAGTGTAACAACTGCTTTAAGAACTTCTTTAGAAGTCAAAACGTCACCAGAACCAGTTGTAATCAACGATGGTTTGTTATTAGCAAATTGGTTAGGGAGGTTTGATCCTAATTCATTCAAAACTAATGTATCCAAAGTCAAAGCACCTTGTTTACCTAAACGCTCTAAAGCACTATCAACCACAGGGTCGATTGCTGTTTGTTCCAAAAGATCAGAAATTTTAACCCATCCACCATACTGTTGAACTGTAGCAGTAATGTTGAATGTTGTTAGGTTCTCTTCCGTAGGAGGAACACCTTCCACTAAAGGAGTCGTCGCTGCGTTCAAACGAACATAAGACAACCATTTAACCAAAGTACCCATTCCTTGGGGGATAGCTGTTTTGATTCCTAATGGAACCATTTGAAGAACCTGATCAAATACGGTCAAAAGTTTTTTGTTATAATAGTAATATAGATTCGCACTATTCGTGCCTGTAGTCATTGTTGACATTGAAATTACCTCTTAGCTATTCCTAGCTTTTGCTTCATTTGTTCTAAGGTAAGTTCTTGAAAATCATCTGATGACTGAGACTGTGCTGGGGTCGGGGATTCAAAAGAGGCTTTTGCTAATTCCCTCTTTCTATTCTCAGCTTCTTTTTTCCCAACAAGTTTAGCTTTAGCAATTGAGTCAGGTGAACGTTCTGAAATAGCCATTTTATAAAGCAAGTCTATGACCTCAGGAGAGTTGGCCATTTCAGGTCTTAAAAACCTACCATAACTATTTGCGATTTCAATCATCCTAGGTTCTACATCTTTAAACCCAGGATAATTAATTTCATCATTCTTCGCAGTCTTATAAAACAAGACTGTGTTTGCTTTTGCTAACTCTAGGTTAAGCTTAGCTTCAGTCCTTCGCTGTCTATTAAGAATAGCCAGTTGGGGGTCCTGTTCCCATTCCCGTTTAAAGACATCATCTTCTGACTCTACGGGGGCACTTTGCCTCATTTGATTCAAATTATTTTCAAGCTCTCTTACATATTGCCTTTGTCTGGTATGCTCAGACTCAAGATTTTCGTAAGATCTTACCACCTCTGCTAAGGGTTTCCCCTTAAACTTCTCAGGCACATTAAGTTCTTCCTGGATAGGAGCTTCTTGCGCTTGAGTTACTTCTTGTCCTTGGCTAGGGGCTTGGTCTTGAGGTTGTTCCTTTGGAGCCTCTTCCACAGCTTGTCCTAATACCGTTGGATCTATTATCATACTATCCTTTCTATCAGATTATCCGATCTCGGGTCTGATAAAATTTTTTATTGTTTTAATTGCCTCTTCATAATCAAGAAACGATTTCTCAATTATTAAAGGCAGTGATTCGAAAGCCATTAATTCCGATTGAATCCTAATAATTTTATCAAAATCTTTTTCAACTTTCAATAATCCAGTCATGTATTTAACTTGACCTTCAATAAATTCAGAAAGGATTTTCCACCCTTCAGTCTTAACAAGACCTTTAAAAGCTTCAGCTTGAGAAATAACTTTTACTATCTGGGCTCTATCTTCTATCTCTTGCTGGTCAGACGTAACAACGCCTGTAATATCATCTATTTCTTCCGGCAACATCTCCTGCGACATTAAATCCCCCATCTATAAGCTTACCAATAATTTTAGTTTTATTGTTCTGCATATCACGTTCATGTTTCATCCCACCCTTAATAGCTTCTACAGTAACAAGTTGTTTTGTTTTTTCATCATGGATCAATTGCTGTTGAGCCATTTGTTGTTGCATTTGTTGAGTCTGAATCTGTTGTTGGGCTTCAGGAGGGTTAATATAAGATAGAGGGTTCTGTATATCGAACTCTTTAAAGAATGTCTTTGTTAACTCTTGCATGTTAATTGTCCCAGGGTTTGACTTTTCTACAAATTGTAAAAAAGGGATAATCTGAGTATTAAACATTGTCTGACGCTGTTCTCTATTTAGCCTTTCAATGGCCCCCACAGAAGTAAACTCCCATGAGTTATAAAAATCTTCAGCAGAGAACATCTCAAAAGGATTCGTTACATTCCCATTAATTTTAACCCACAAATCAGGATCTAAAAATTGTCTGTTTAGAGAAGCTAAACGTTTACCAAATTCTCTCATAACCATACATTCAATCAATTTAACCTTCATACCTATACGGCTATTTAAAGAGCCTTGCATGAAGGAAACACCCCTTGCTGTGTTGCCAAATGCTTGGCCAAGACTAGATACAGCTTGTGAAGCATTGATCATGGAAGAAGCATTTTGTATTTCATAATCTATTTGCTGGATTTCTCTATAAGAAGAATTTGGGACTTCTGGTACTTCCATAGCTCTAATACCATTAACATCATTGGCCAAAACAATACCTGAAGTTCTGGAATATAAATTCCTAACATTAATACCGGAATTCCTATCCACGATAAACATTCTATTTACAGCTTGGTTTGCTTGATCAAGCCTTGCATTTCTTAATGCAGAAGCTTCTTTAAAAAGAGAATAAAGAGGTTCTAATTCTCCAGTTCCATAAAATTCACCAGGAACAGGTTGGTCAACGCAACCAATAAAAGGCTTAGGGGCATAGTCAAAAGGGTTATCATCGCATCTAATAACGATATTGCCATTTGCGACTGTAATAACTTTTTGCCTTACTTCACCATCAACTTCATAATCTCCCCAATATTCCCAACATTCAACTTTACCCTTTAATTTAATTCCAGGATATTGGTTTGCTGCGTAAGCTTTATAAGCTTGAGGCCATGAGGGGTTTGGGGTTGGCCCACGGTTCCAAGCGTCATATCCATAGTCGTCTATGTCTTGGTCCAGTTTGTCCAAATTTATATAAATTCCACTATCACCATTTTTTTCTAAAGCTTTAAGTTCTGTTATAGTTCTATAGACTCTATGAACACAACCTCTCATAGACTGGATATCCCCAGGCTTAGTTGCCCCTGGGTCTGGGAAGAAATCTAAAATATCAATATTCTCAAAAACAGGACCCTCGTAAAGAGTAACATACTCATTACTCTTATTCATATAATCAACTTCACCAAGGTTAACCTTTTCTCTTACAGGGACTAGCTTTTCTTTTTTAGACCAACCAACTTTAGCAATACCAGTCCCATAGATTAATAAGTTTTTAACAAAACTAATCATGTTTGTGTTAAACCCCATCTGGTCCATTTGGTAGGTGAAATGATCCGTGATAGAGTCAGCCATAGAAGAAAGAGCTTGTTGAAGAGAATAATCAGAGACTTTTCTTGGGTTGGCTTTTATGTAAGGAGGTTGAGATAAAAAAGCATCAATGATTTGGGGTGTGAATGTTTCTACTATTGTCCAAGCATAGGGGAGTCTTAGGTTTGCTCTTTGAAGTATGTTCGCTTTTGTCCCTCTTGAGTTTAAATACTCAGAGTACATTCTCATCCATACATATTCATACAATGTACGAAATTCTTTAGATCTTTGCATGAAAGAGACAACACATTCACGCTCCCTCGAATAATCATCAGACGTCATTTGTTAAAGGTACAATAAATCCTGTTTCTTCGTCAAACTTTTGCTTTGACTCTTGTTCTTTAATCCAAAATTCATTATTATCAATAGTTTTACCTAAAGTTTTATCCATTTCCCAAGCAAGACATGCAGCCATTACGGCGTCATCATGACAGCCTGAAGCAGCTTCTCTTCTAAGTGAAGAACCACTTTTAGAAGCAATTTGAACAAACATAGACATTTCATCGATTAAATACTTTGATCTTATTTTTATCTCACCATTTCTGCATTTATTTAAGAAGTGGTCTGTGATTGGGAATTTATTTTGGTGGGTTGTATAAAACCCCCAACGATTAGTTTCTGTTTTAGTAACAGCGTCCATGGCTTTACGTTTGTAAATTTTATTATATTTGTGAGTTATTTGGTCTAAGAAAGAAAGCCCTTGGAAGTTTACTTCTGGGCAAATCCAGGCTTGTTTAAAATAAACAGCGGCTTTAAAAGCTTCTTCAGCGACTTCGGCTGGGGAGGCTTGGATTCTTAATTCAGCAACTTGAGAACCTGTATTACGGTTCCAAACAGAGATAACACTAGCGTCTTTACCTATTCCCTCACTGCAATCTACTCCCATAACGTAAGAAGTATTCAAAGCTGGTTTTTCCCAAATATCCCATGGGCCTATTTTATGTTCTTTAAATCCTATTGGGTCTGTTATTTGGCCTCTAAATGCAGGCTCAGTAACGAAGGATTCTTGGTATTTAAGCACTGAGGCTGAAAAGAAGCGATTCTCTCCGGATAGGAAACAGGAGACATCATCTGATGGGTAGTGGACTTCAAATTTTTCTTCGTCTCCTTGGAATGATTCTTGAATTTTCCAACGCCTCCAAGCGAGGTGGTAGTTTTTAAGATCATAGAGTTCTTTGAGTTCTATTTCTTTATCGTCCAAGTTCATCTTAGCGTCTTTAGCGATAGCTTCCCATTTTTCTACATCCTCTGGGTAATGGCGATGCCATTGGAAGAAGAAACCTTTATATGGGGCAAGAGACCCATTTTTTTTAAACAAACTCCAAGAATCATAAAAAAAACCTCCTCTACCGTTAGGAGTAGATTCCATGGTGACTTCACCATTTTCAGGGACTGATTGGATTGAGTTAGAGATACGATCATTATCGATAAAAGCGGCTTCTGATATATGAAGTGATCGAAGTGTGAGGGATTGGAAGTCATACGAAACAGCGACTGACCCACCACCGACGAAAGAAATCTTATGAGATGAGTCAGAAGTTTGTTGTCGTTCAAACAACTTCCCCCAATCGTTTTTGAACCATTCATTGCAATTTTTGACAATTTCGAATATAAGTTCAGTACGTTCTCTTAAGTGGCTCATGATACCAGTGTCCCATTTATCCCATAGGGCACGGTCGTAGTTGTAGATACACATAAGAGTTGTGAAACCTATTTGACGACTTTTAAGGATGAGGTCATGGCCGGAACGGGTGGTAATAAAGTTAAGCTGGTCTTTGTTGGGGCAGAATAGGTTGAATTCACCAGTAAGTTTACCTTTTATCCTATAAAGGTTTTGAAGTCTTTCCTGCCACCCAAGGGCAGATACTTCGGTAAAGAAAAGAAGTCTGGCGTCATCTTCACTAACCTTAACAGCCTCACTAACTCTCTTCATTATATCAAGAAACTTTTCAGTATACATTTAAGGTCGTTTTATATTCTTCTTGCAATATTCGCAAACTTGAAACTCTTCACTATTTTCCCAATGAGTAATAAGCACTAACTCTGCATGATGGCATTTATCGCAATAAAGAGTAAGATCACTCATCTCAACACCCAATACTTTCTTTCCAGGTTCAGATTGATAAGATTCAGGGGAAACCCCATGGTAAACTTTATCCTCAGCTACCTTTAAAGCTTCTCTTGCCAGTGCAAGTTTATCAGGAGTACCTATCGAGGCAGCATTAATAAGGGTTGGTTCAGTATATGCTAAATTACCAACCATATGATCTTTAGGGCCAATTATATGAGCAATTACCTTCCCCTTGCTCGTTATAGAAATAGGAAGGTTCTTTAAATAGAAAGCTATCTTCCCACGAAACTCTCTTATATTTATCTCATTCATAATTAATGTGTACACAGCTTGTGTACACAAGTCAATAAAAATGTGTACACAATATCCAAAAAGTGCGTACACAATATGTGTACTCAACATAATTAATGAAAATTATAAAAAATAAAAATTTGTTTAGTGAATTATGAAATATGGAAATTAGTATAACTATCTGATTTTATTAAACTAATTAATTTTTAATTTTAAAATTTTTATAAAATATTTTTTTATTTTTACTTATTTACACATACTTATATTTGTAGAAGATTACTTACTGACTGTATTTATATATATACCGCCACTAGGGTCCCTTGTTTAGGGGGTTGGGGTATATCCCATATCATAAAGCATGCTTTTCTCTGACAGTTTCAAATATTAAAACCTTATTTAAACGAACAAGGATAGGCCTAGAATCAATTATAATGACCTAAGGGATACCTAGACCTAAATCTGATTAAATTTATTTAGCTGGCTTATTATGAGGAAGCAAACTCGTAAGATCTGCTGACAAAATTCTAGTCTCATTCTTCGTCGGCGCAACTAACCCGCCAATTCGTGCAATTTGATCAACCGCTTTCAGTTTTGTTCTATGCGTATCCATCCGCTCAGACACTTTATCTGATTGATTTCCTTCATCATTTAAACAATCTTCCCAGACTGACTCTATCTTTTTATCATATCGTCCGCTTTTAATACGTTCGACTAGTGCACTGAGTATGTTTGTGTTATTGAGATTCTGACAGCTAATAGAAGAAGCTATATTTCTATTCCCTGCTTTATACCCCGCAGAAATTACAGCGTCTGTGTTAGTTGTTGTCTTTAATAGATTGTCTATGTAAGCGACTTGCTTAGTTGTTAGCCTTCTTCGACGAGGTTTATGCCGCCAAAGCTCTTTATTTCCTTCAGCTTTTTTCTTCACCGCAACTTTTTTAGTCTCATTATTTTCAGGCATAATTAATATAATATTACACTAATACATAATCTATTTTTAATCAATAAAATCTTACTTATATATATTTTATTTATTTATTATTTTTATTATTGACATATCTGTATGACATGTGTCATAAGATCTACATAATCAACGAACAAAAAAGGGGGAACAAAATGAACAAGCTAACATACTACACAGATCTAAAAATGGCAAAATTCACAGGCACTTCAGGGACAGGCGAAGAGTGCGTAAATGAAGAAGCTCACAACATATCTTTAGAAGATGCCAAAACTTTTTGGGGATCAGACATTGAATGTGACATTCAAATTATTGATTAAAAAAGGGGGCAATATGAAATACATACTCACACTAATAGCATTACTAGCAGCATTACAAATAGGCATTCACCGCGGCAGACAGTTAGAGCGTGAAGAGGGCTTAGCTGAAGAGGGCTCGGACCTGTATAACTGTCAACTAAACAACGATTGTGACGACACGGCGTTTATGGCCAAGGGGGAGTAAATGAAGCGATACTCATGGAAAGACAACTACATCGATCTTGATGAAAAAGGAAACACGTACTTCGGAAACGAAGCTTCCAAGATCATGCACCTAACCTATAAGATATTCAGAGAGCATAAGACAGAAGGTACGGTTAAGAATTGGGAATACATGATGACTCAATTCATTGTACCAGCATTATCCAAAAAAACTGGCGTTACTGTTTTACAGGGGGGTTTATGAAAAAACATTTAGAGCCATTCAACGCCGATATTACTCGTCATTTTGCAATCGCAAAACGCGCTTATGATTGCGGTATGACATTCGGCACGGAGCTCATGACTCATATCAGCAATGAATTAGCAGATTATGGAATTAAAATACAGGAAAGAGACTGTCTTAATATAATCGAAGAACTATTTAATAAGGGGACAAAATGAGAGACATCGATATACAGATTAACAAAGCAAGAATTTCTTCATTTCATGTTTATTTAAAAGACAATCTTCCAAGAGTATCAGCAACTATTGAATTGCTTACGATAGCAGGAATGAAAATAAGCGAGTATTCAATCGATTCAGAATCTTGGCAGGAAAGTAATAAGTTTGACCTACCCTCAAGCATCATCAATCCAATTCTTAAAATTACCGATGATCTTGAAAAAATAGTTGCCACGCATTGTCAATCCTCACAAAAATTAATCGCCGAGGTAATCAATGCAAACTAAATTACTAGAAATAAGAGACTCGGGAACGTTTATGCCTTTCCTGGCAATCAAGTTATCTTATGAGAATGAAGAAGAACGATGGTTATTACGCCGCGCAGGATTCTCACCCAACGGGATTAGTGGATATGAACATGATAGCGAAAAATATATCCTCTTTCACCCTCTTTGCACCGATCAAATAAACTACGATGTTTATAGTTGGAATAGAGGCGCTCGCACTGTTCCGCTCGCTCATAAATATGTCATAGATCATTGGAATGAATTAAAATCAGGTGACGTGATCGACGTTGAGTTTAATCTTGGAGAAACCAAAGAAAAGAAAATCTCAGAGAGGTTAGACAATGGATACTAAAACAAAAATAGAAGAAGTCGACGAATCATTAAAAAGTTTAAATAATGCTATTGATAAAATATTGAGACAAAAATATTCCCTTTGTGAAGCTGTCAAGATTGCAATTCAAACACTAGAAGAACGAATTGACAATGGCGAGAATGATCAATGGATGCACTCGTTGATTGTCGAATTAGAAATGTCATTAAAGCAGGCCCGCTCATGAGCGCATTTTACTGTCCAGAATGTAGTGAGTACAAAAATCCTGATACGGCGATATCGCTCGATGATAAGAAGT